TGAGTCTGTAAGCATCGTCTCTAAGAGTAAGGATGGTAAGGTGACGAATATCACCGAAGCCGCCGCTGTAACGAAGAGAGTGCTTGAGTCCGAACAGATTGACTTCTCTCAGGATGGCGAAGAGAACAAAGAACCTGAGACTTTTGAGTTCTCTGCACTTGTAGATGTCCTTGAAGATGGCGATGAGTACTACGTAGACGAGAAGGGTGTATTCAATGAAGGTGATGAGTACGAAGAGATTGAGTATGTAGTCCTTTCTGATGAGGATGACACGGGAACACGTGTCCTCTTCCACGTCAATGACCCTGATTCTGAACTCTATGAACAGCTCTACATCTCTAAGAGCAAGGATATTCCTCAGGGTCTTGAAAATGGCAGTAAGACGCTTCTTGAAATCCTGGGTCTTGTATCGGATGGAGAGGTTTCCGTTCTCGGCATTGAAAGCATTGAAGACGGAAAGGCTGACCCAATGAACTTCATCAGAGCTTCCTTTGCAGGTGTGTTCATTAACGGCACGGATGAGATGCTTGACGACCTCGTTAAGTTTGATGGAAGCGATGTATCTATCAATACGGACAACGATGACCCATATACTGACGACATTGAAGATGCTATCAGTGTCACGGCTCTTGACAAGAACGAAGGTGTCAAGGTAATGAAGCAGAGAAAGGTCAAGGATGTTCAGTATATCCCTATGAACGAGAGTGCAGGTGAGAAGGTGTCTACCTTCGTTGCAGGCGACAAGGTTCTCGTAGATGGTAAGAAGGTCGGTACTATCGTAAGCCAAGAAGGTGAGAACAGCCTCGTGAAGCTCTTTAGCGGTAACGAGACAGAACGTATCCCTAACAAGCGTATCCGCCTTATCACGAGAGTCTCTGACCTTTACGAGACGGCTTACTCTAAGCAGGCTGTTCGGTAAGGTCGTTCGCTTCAGTGATTATGTAGGGGCATCTGAAGGTACTCCCGTAAAGGTGTATGATGAATACCCAACGGAAGAATCTGAACCAACCTACGTGAGCAAGGAGTATATCAACCCATCGCAGACGGCTTCGGATATTCTGAACTCAATGAACTTCGCTGATGGTATCCTGATGGACAGAGAGATGTCTACTCCTATCGCACCCGTATCGGTTGATAAGAACACGTTTGACGGAGAAGGTGGATATGTGTCAGTCATTGTTCATACCGCTAAGCAGGAAGATAACCATATCAAGCACGTTCCATTTGAGGATGTCCTGCTTATCACTGCTCCAAACTACGTGATGTAAATATCGTATATTTTTAATCGTAATTTATATTCTATTTTGGAATGACCCCTTGGATGAAAAATCTAAGGGGTCTTCCTTTTATAAATAAAATATCAAACTAATACCTGACAGACATAGACTAACGATGGATATACTAAGCATTGGAGGAGACCCAAAGAAAGATGGTGGGGCTCTCGTTAGGATTGACCCCGAAAGCCTGATAAGTCAATTCAAGAAAGTTCCAATGTTCGTTAAAGTCTGTTTTGCAGTCATCGTGATGATTGGCTTGCTCTACTACCTTGTCTTTCGTTCTCATCTATACGACAACGACTCCGACAAGCTCGGAGCACTCGTTCACCGCACGGAGAAACTGCACAATCAGATGGAGAACATTCAGAGCTTCCTTAGCTCATACAATAAGGTACTGAACTACCTTGACCTCAGGATAAGGTTACAAGAGCTGAGCGCAGAGTTCCTACAAGACCAAAATGAGATTATTCTTAGATACCTTGAGCAGTCATCAGACAAAGATGACATGCCATATCTTCTTGCCCTGCGTGACGCTATTGAACGCTCACACAGAAATGAAGAAAGAATTAAGAATATAAATAAATCATTGGTAACGCAGGACTCTGTGGATGTAGCAAGGACGCTGGAAGCTATCAGGATTGAGCTTATGCAACTGCGCTCTAAGGAGAAAATTGATACAATAAAAGAATAACCAATATAAAATGAAGAACCTATTCGCAAAAATTAGAAATCACGCTGTCATCATCGTAATGCTGAGTGTTTCAACATTCGTTATCGGTAGCATCGCTTATGACCTTCTCGTGACACGACCTAATATGACCGAGACACTTGATAGGTTAGAGGTGAAGATTGACAATATCTCCTCGGAGATTGAACTCATCACACCAAAGGCGATTACCGAGCAAGCCATTCTGATGGAAGACACGCTGTGCAGTATTGATAGCCTCTTAAAGTAATACCGCAGAAACGAAGAGGCTACATAGGGAAGTGGAGTATATAACCTCCCCCACATCGGGGAGGAGTTCACGAAACACCCTACAATCAACGACTCTATAATATGGTATAGGAAGAACATCGTTATGGCAGGAAGACCAAAGGGGAGTAAGACTAACAAGAATAGGAAGAACTATGTTAGTAACCCTGAACTCTATCAGGAGATTTTGAAGTCTATTGATAGGGATGAACTGACACCAAGGGCAGTAGAGCTTCTGTGCAAGCTCGCAGACAACTGCGCAACCAAAGTCATCTACCAAATACCTGAGGACAGAGAGGATGCTGTTGCGAGCGCAGTGGCGGATATGATTCAGAATTGGAAGAAGTTTGACCCAACCAAAACCAAAAACCCATTCGCTTACTTTACATCCGTATGTACAACAGCCTTCACAAAATTTTGGAGGCAGATGGGCAGGACAGATATGCCTATCTCTATTACATACAACCTATCAGACGAGCGATTTACTTTTGATATGTAGTTGCTTCTATGGGATGTAGTAAATGCGAGAAAGAGAAAGAGAGGAGACGAAAAGAAGAGGAGAGAGGGAGAGTTATATACACACCCAAGAAAGAACCTAAAGCAAAGGATTGGGTGTAATGTAAAAGGGGAAAGGTGAACAGCACCTCTCCCCTTCTTGTTTCTCGTTACTCGCCTCGTTAGATGAGTGATAGGAATAGCACCCTCAGCCCGTGACCGATGAGACCACCTAAGATAGTCGCACCAATGTCAAGCCAATCAAACTTCCCACCCTTGAGCTTATCCTTGTATTCCATACCTACGGCAAGACCGAGGACAAAAAGAATGGTCAAGAATAGACCGCAAGGGATAGCATAAAGGAAATGCTTGTCCCTATTACTCTCGCTGAGGAAAGGTACTTTCCTTACAACGGCTAAGGTTTTCTCTACTAACTTGTCAAACATTTTCGTAATGAGATATGTACTATATATAACGCAAACCTACAATCAGCCTACTTGAGGAATGTAAGGAGCTGCCTTTATTGTAATTTAGGTGAATTATTATTATCTTTGCATCGATATGAGAAAGATTCGCAGAACATACAAGTTCAGGTTGTACCCAACCAAGGCACAAGCCGAGTTGCTCGCAAAGCACTTCGGCTGTGCTCGGTTTGTGTACAATTACTTTCTCAATCAAAGGCAAGAACAATATAGGATGACAGGAAAGAGTGATAACTTCTATGCCGAATGTAAGTCTCTTACTGAACTAAAGAAGCAGGAAGAAACCGCATGGCTTAGTGAAGTGAGTGCTCAATCCTTGCAGTTCGCTCTCAGATGCCTTGAAACAGCATATACCAACTTCTTCAAGAAGAGAGCGAAGTTCCCAAAGTTCAAGTCAAAGAGAACCAAGAATAGTTTTACCGCATCGCAATTCGCTTCTATTGAAGGGGATAAACTCTTCATCATAAAGTTCAAGGAAGGCATCAAGTGCCGTGTTCATCGTGAGGTGAAAGGAAAGATAGGTAAGGTCACTATCACCAAGACTCCAAGTGGAAAGTATTTCGCTTCTGTGCATACAGAAGAGGAATACCAAACCACATTTGGAAAGACGAATAAGTCGGTTGGCGTAGATATGGGACTGAAGGACTTGCTCGTCACTTCTGAAGGAGAACCATTCAAGAATAAAAACTACACGAAGAAATACGAACGCAAACTCGCAACAGCACAGAGACATCTTTCTCGTAAGAAGAAAGGGAGCAGAGGGTTCGAAAAACAAAGACTCAAAGTTGCCCGTCTTCACGAGAAGATTTCAAATTGTCGTATGGACTATCTTCACAAGTGTTCCATTGAACTTGTACGTAGGTATGACACAATCTGTATTGAGGACTTGAACGTCAAAGGTCTGATGAGAAACCATCACATTGCAAAGCATATCGCTGATGCAAGCTGGTGGACATTCCTCAATATGCTCACCTACAAATCCGAGTGGAACGACAAGAAGGTTGTGAAGATAGACCGCTTCTATCCTTCGTCTCAAACTTGTAGTATCTGCGGGTATCTCAATAAGGATACGAAGAAGCTATCCGTACGTGAATGGGAGTGTCCATCGTGCCATGCGCATCATGACAGAGATGTCAATGCCGCAATCAATATCCTGCGTGTAGGGTTAAAACAATACACATCGGCAGGGACTGCCGATTACACGGGTGGAGAGGAAGTAAGAGCCGTCCTTTCGGAAAGCCATTCCTCTGTGAAACCCGAAGCTCACAAGCACTTTGCTTGTGGGCAGTCAACCACTACGAAGTAGTTGGGTTTCCACTTGTTTATCCGATGCTCGTTGTGGTTCACGCACCCAAGCTGGTTACAGACGCATGGGACACCTCGTATCTCCTTGCATACATTAGAATGCGTATGACCATATATCCAATAGGACGCTCCGCTTGATGCAATAAGACTATCAAGGGGCGAATTGAATGCAGAGGTGTATATATCTCCACCGAACATTGTATTGGCGAGTTCAAGGGACGGAGCGTGATGAGTGATGACCACACGGGGGTATTCGGTAGGGAATAGGAACATCGCCTCTTCTAAGTACTCCAAACAGCGTCTGTGTACTTCTCTGTACCCTTCTATGGTAAGTGGTTCACCTTTGTATTTGATACGCTTAAAATCGCTCAGAGATACGTATATGGGTATCTCTCTCTTCGGGTCTATGTCTGACCACAAAGGGCACAAGATAAACTCAACACCATCAAGAACGACAGACGAGTTAAACCCATAGTAGAGATTGTCGTACTTCGTCTTGATGAAACCATCCTCAATAGTCCCAAGGTCGCCTGCACCATAAAAGCTATGGTTGCCATGAATCATAAGGACATACTTATAGTGAGAAGTAGCCCACAAAATGAACTCCTCCTCTTCAAGTTCCTTGACATCCTTCCACGAACCAATATCCCCTGCAAGGACTAATATATCTCCTACGACCTCCAATGGATTACGCTTTATCCAATCCCTCTGACTTGCAGACTCAAGATGGAGGTCTGATGCGATTTGAATCTTCATACTACTCTATAATAGATAGGCGATTAGTCACCCACCACAAAGATAAATGAAAAAGAAAATCCAACAACATTTGGTGGATTAAAAATAAGTCACTATATTTGCATTGTGAAAGAGAGGCACTCTGACACGACATTCAAATAAAAAGACATATATATAAAATGGAAACGACAGAAAAGACCCTTAGCCTCAATGAGGCAATGCTCCTTGAAGCAACGAAGTATCTCAATAAGCCCGAAGAACTCGCAGAGGAACTCGTGCGATACAACAGAGAGAAGGGTGATGGGAAGCTGACCGAGGAACGTGCTATGCGCCTCGCTCTCGCTAATCTTGAAATCGTCAAGAAGATGCGCAAAGAGCCCGTAACGTTCCGCTTCCGAAAGATTAACGGAGACCTGCGTGAGGCAGAAGCAACGCTTGAATCTGACAAGCTCCCCGAAACGAAGGGTGTAGGTAAGAAGTCATCACCTGCCGTTCAGGTCTTCTTTGACCTTGTTAAGGGCGAATGGAGAAGCTATCGTATTGAAACACTCATCCTTGAAGGTGACAACGTTCCCGAAGACGAGGATAAGGACGAAGAAGAAAAGACAGAGGAGTAAAACCTCCTCATATTCCTCACATAGTTCAATCGGTTAGAGCACAAATCTTATACATTTGGAGTTGTGGGTTCAAGTCCCGCTGTGAGGACTCCTGGTAATTCTGTTCATTAATTGATAATCAAATTTGTAACGGGGCGTGTCGTGAGATACTCCTCGTTGCTTTTTGCGTATAAAACTTGGACATTCTTTGGACATTTTCAAACGCTTAACACACAGGACGTTAAGCGAATTATACCACCAATATCACCCTAAAAACGCCCATTCTTTGGACAGAACTTGGACATTTTTAACTCTTTCCAAAATGGAAATAGTTGGACACAAGAAAGCCCCTCCCGATGTATTCATCAGAGAGGGGCTATTCCTTATTACTTATAGTAGCGGTTCAGTCGTGTCAGTTTGTTGAGCTTGTCCTTGAAATGCTTTGTTGTTCCATTCACAGAATCGAAGTAAAGTTGTAACATATTGAACCCGCACTCAACCGCTTCTGCGTCTAAGTTTAAGTTTAAGTTTAAGTTGCTGTACCACCACTTTAATTTTTCATCATCATCGCATTGAGCGGTGCTCTGTCTTTCTTCCTGCTCCATATTCGTTGCACGCTTTTGTTCTTGCTTAGATAGCTCCTCCTTTATACGGGCATCCTCTTCTTCACGCTTCCTCTTTTTAATCTCTTCACGTCTTCGCTCCCTTTCAATGTCCCTAAGGTGAAACATAATAGCTATATATATGACTCCCCCGATGAACCCCAGGATGACCACAGATAGCACAACTAATAATCCTAACATACCTACTTCTTCTTTCCTCTTGGTACACGACTTCCTTCTTTGAAGTCGTCATTATCAAAGACCTTACCATAGACTACACCTCTACGGATGAGATTGCACAGCGTATTCTCTTCAGCCCACATGTCCCGTTCGTCTTCGTGGAATATGGTAGGCATCACCACGAAGTCAAGTTTCTTTCCATCATAATAGATAAGCCCCCATCTGTTTGGAAGCTCATCGGGAGAGATGAGATTGGGTGGCGTTACATAAAACCTCCAGCACCCCATGCCCTTGTACCCAGCCTTACGGCAGACCTTCTTCTTGTCAGCAAGAAAGTCCTCCCGTGATAGTTTAATCTCAAAGAGGTACGAGTTCACTTTCAGATTGTGGACGAAGCCGATAATATCGGGTGCTTCTCTACTACCCGTAGTTGATGAGCTTAGTTCTACCGCACAGATGCCAAGCCGTGGTATCTTCCCCTTACGAGAGTCCTTTGCCAATATGGTAGCCACCCCTAAACAGAAGTCGTGATGCTTGCGCTCACGAACTTCCTTGGGGGCTTCTGCTTCTATTGTAGGGGCTTGTATGTGTATCGTACCTTTACGTACTCCTCTTACTCCCATTACGTCAGGATATTGATTGTCTGTTCAAGGTCGGAGAGCTTGTCAAGAACCTTGTCGTAGTTGAACCCGTCTCCTTCAAGCTCCGATTGAATATCCTCAAGGTCGGAGATAGCATCCTCTGCACGCTGAATAGCGTCCTCAATGCGACTCTCAATATCAGAAGGTGGGTTCTTCTGAGACTCCAGCATCTTTCTGATTTTAGCGAGTTCTTACTTTACGTCTTCTAATGTAGTTGGAATCATTGCCTTAGTTGTTATAGTTGTTGATTTCTACATCCTGACCTAAGTAAGCGTTCTTATAGGTCAGCTCGTCCACCTGAATGGAGATGCAGTTGTTAGATGAGTTCTTCACGTAAAGGGTGTATTCCCCTTCCTTGACGTTGTCCATTGCGACAACAACGCCCATCTCGGTGGTTGGTTCTGCCTGTGCACTTGCACTTGATGAACCGAGCTTGACAATCGCAGAGACTGCGATAACACCGAGGAGGATACGGAACTTCATTGTGTTCCAAGAGATGTTCTGCTTCATAGCTTCTTTTTGTATGTTAAGTTGATTGTTCTTGTTAGAGAGTTACGGGAGGTTCATCTACTTCGTTAGCGTAAGCGATGTTCTGTCGTGCACGCTTCTTGTACCATTTCTCGTCTGCGAGGAAGCAGTTGTGCTTCCACAGAGCATCTACAACGGGGTCGTCTTCGTGCTTGTAGTAGTAGGGTTCAACTTCATAGTCTGAGTCTAAGCTCCCTTCTGACATCTTCGTCTCAAACGTAACACGACTTCCGTATTCACCGAGAAACTCATCCAGCTTTTCATCGCTGATAGTGTCGTAGTCAAGACCATAGTCTTCAAGTGTTTCCTTGACTTGTCTTACGATTTCATCCGTGAGGACGACAATCTCAAACTCAGTCGTATGGGTGTAGTCTCCCCAATCGTCACACTCAAGGTGGTCAATGGCGTACTCGCCTTCTTCGTAGGTGAGTTCTTCAATGAAGTCATTGAGTTCGTCAGGTGTGACTACATATCCTGGGCAGTCGCCACCAAAGTCTGTTACTCGTACCATAGCTGTCTGTCGCTTTTAGTTTAGTTGTTACTTAGTTGCTCGTGGAGGTTCTTTTGTTCCCCTCTCACACTACAAAGGTAGGAAGAGTTTTTCATTCCACCAAATCTTCCAAAAAACAAACCACCCCAAGGACGCTTAATTGCCCTCGGGGTGGTGATATATATAATAGGTCACACCTTAATATACCAATCGGATGACCTTTACTATTTAGTGCAACTCGCTCGGTACTTTCCAGCCTTACTTGCTTCGTATGCCGACAGCGATACTCTGAAATCAAAGCTCACCTTTGATTGATTGCTTCCTATTTCTTTCTTCCAAGCCTCTGCGAGGAGAGACCCGTATTCGTAACTATTCATATAATATGTCTTCTTATATCATTTCCTATACTATATTATAGATTGGGCGTAGATTTGCTTATGTGAAATGTAATACCTACCTTTGCGGTAAAGTAAGTTCAACTAACAATGTAGAACGAAAGAAATGATTTACGACCACAACAAGGTAAACCTCGCATTCATCCTCGGGACGAAGTGGGAGGAGAATCCTAACGAAGCCTCTGATGAGCATAAGGCTCTGCACGGGCTGTTTGCATTATGCAATGCTTCCTACCCAAACAAGGTAGGAGAAGAACCTGCTACGATTACCAAGGCTAAGGCTATGCGTCTTCTCCAAGGTATGAATGCAGAAGACATTATCTCCACACTTCAAGGTATGGGGCATATTGACGTAGACGAGAAGGGGAAGATTACAATCAAATCAACTCCGTGGTGCTAACTACTTAAACAATATACATCCAAAAATGGCAAACGAAAATCATCGCAAGTTCTTTGTAGCTAAGACAGACCTTTTCTTTAATATGACCAAGGTTGATGACTTTGAGTCTATTGAAGATACTACAAAGAAATATCACGAGTTCTCCATAGATGGAAAGCTCGCTATCCTTGTTCGTGAAGAGGATGTCTATGACTATTATGATGAGATGGAAATCTTTGAAAGTCTATGGCACGACATTGACGAACTTTACGAGGTACAGCTCTTCCGAAATGGCAAGACCCGTTGCGTCATCGCAAAGAGAAGTCTGATGACCTATACTCCCGACATCACAGAACTCAGCTCGGTAGACCCCAAGGAAATCCTTGCTTCTATTGTAGGGAGCAACAATATCTCAGATACTGATAGTGGTGTCCTTGATGAGGTAGAAGACATCCTCGCTTCCACATCCATGGAGGACGAGAGATTTCTCCACAAGGATGACGACAAGAGAATGTTTGACCTATTCCTCAAGAATATCAATAGCATATCATTAGTTGTTGTACCTAAGTCCGACCTAACATACGCTAAGTTCCATATCGGTTCTGCATCTATTCCTACCGCATACTTCCAAACGGGAGAATATGGTCGTGCCATCGTGGCATACAACGCTGGGGTAGGTGAGCTTGATGCTATCCTGAATGCTCGCCTTGACAAGGGGGACGGGAGGGTCTTCCGCTTTGAGTTCTCTCCACATCTTGATGAGTTCGGACAGCTTGTGAATGTAAGTTACAGCGACCCATACGGCAAGAAGGAAGAACGCACCTTCGCAGGTGAAAGCGTCCGAGAACTCTTGGAGTATATCTTCGCAGGGTTTAGATGTGAAAGCATCGCCATTGAAGACCTCTATGATGATACCATTGAAGTCATAGAGACCATTCGTGATAGCTACGAACCCGTAAACGAAAACCACCTCTTCGGTCGTGCTACCAGCGTAGGCGCAGTGAAGCTCGTAGAGTCCGCACGTGCTAAGGCTTATCTGCACGAGTACGCTTCATACTGCAAGGGATGGGGTCTCCAAGGTGGAAAGTTCTTCTCTCGTAACATCCTTGAGAACAGCCGAGCTAAGAAGGCGTTTAAGGCGGTGATGGGTCTTGACCCCAATATCAACACCATCGTCATCATCTCGCCAGCCAACCCAGCTCCACAAGTCCTCACAAGACGTGAGAATGACGAGCGTGTCGCACGACTTGAATGGAAGCTCCGTAACGAACTCAAGGAAGGTGGGTACAACTACGTCAAGGTGCTTGGTAAGTATGGCAGTGTAGAGCCTTCATTCGTCATCTACAATATGTCCTACTACGAAGCAGAAGACCTCGCAACGGAGTTCGGTCAGGAGTCGTTCATCTTCTGTGAGTTTGACCACTCTCAGCGTGGAAGTACCCGTGCAGGCAAGGTCAGCGCACGTATGTATATGAAGGATGAGAATGGGGACTACAACCTTGACGATGCCTTTGAAGGTATCCTTGATAGGAATAACACCCAGCGTAACCTTACGGAGTTCTACACTCAGCTCAGCAAGAAGATGAAGTTCAACATCCCATTCGGTGATGACGGCAGTACTATCTCAGAACGTCTTAGCGAAGGTTTTGAGAAGTATATGACCGACACCCTAATCGCTTCGCATCTCACGCATTCCGCTATCGTAGGGGCTAAGAGGAAGAAGCTCGGGAATGAACGAGTGAATGAAATCCTTGAAGGGCTACGTTCCGAGGATACGCCTAACAGCGAGCGTAAGAAGCTCCGATTGGAACTCTACAAGTAAAATAGAAAGCAAGTCCCCTGAGAAGAAAATTCTTGGGGGATTTGTTTTTGTAAAAGGTTCTCGCTACCTTTGTATCGTATTCCAAAGTGGAGTACATGTCATCAACTAAAAACAGAATGATTATGGGAGCGTTCAGCCATGACAGAATCGTTCAGCTATACAACATGCTGAGTGAAGAAGCAGGTCTTAAAGAGACCCGAGACGAATCCATCAAATTAGCTAAGTCTGAGTTTTACGAACATGCTGGCGTTGTAGCTGTATTGCTACGACTTCAAGAGAGTGAAGTCTACGAAAAGCTCCTTAAAATCCTGGATGCAGAAGAAATACGAGTAGTTGTTCGTGATGCTATAATGCACTACTTCTCGAGTGTCATTAACATCACTAAGTTCTTTATGTCTAAGTCTGACTTGGAAAGATTTCATACTATTTGGTATTTCTTTGATTTCTATATCGTAGAATACACATATGAAGCTCTTAGCAACCATCCGACAATACGAAGCAAGTTCTCCTTCTTCAAGAAGTATCGTACACGTCATATAGCCTATGAATTAGCTAAAGCGTTGGAAGTGAGTGCACGATATTGTCTTAAAGAAGATGTCTGTTCAAGGATACTGAATTGTGCTACATACACAGACCCTTTTTCAGGTGGTTTCTTGCCCAAGTTCGCATCCTATGTTGATAAAGATGGCAACGTTGTGCTGTAATACGTGTAATTAAACTGAGCTTCTATGGAAGAGTTAGGCAACGACAAATCGTATCGTAGTAGTAAGAGCTACCGAGCCGAAGACATCAATGAGGTGAAGGTCGCATTTACGCCATTAGCCTATGACGTGATTATGCGCATTGAAGTACATAACGGAGACCTTTACGATAGGTTGCTTCGCATATTAGATAGAGACGAATTGTATGCAATCGTCCGTGATGCCATTATGCACACCTTCCTGCATCTCTTCACTCACCCTGAGTTCATCTCGTCTCCGAATCATGCGGATAGATTTGGTGTTGTTCTAAAAAATCTTGACTCATATACAAGGAGATTGGCTTACGAAGTCTTGAAGAATAATCCTACCATACGTAAGGGGTTCTTCTTCTTCAAAGGTAGACGCACACGTAAAATAGTTTATGAGCTAATGGATGTGTTAGAGAGACACGTATGGAAAGCCTTATCAGGTGAACACTTCTTCCGTCTTCTAAAACATGCTACAATCAAAGACTACGTATTAGGAGGTGTGTCTTCAAGGTTTTTGTCGTACGTTGATGAGAATGGGCACTTGGTATTGTATTAGTCCAACTAACTGAAAGAAACGATTATGGAAGATAACAACCATATTAAAGCATACTCAAACCGCATCCGAGACCGAATTATGAGATACGAGGCGCAGAAAAGAGAGCGAGAAGACCGCATAAGGAAGGCGTTTGAACCTTTGGCTGTTGATATGCTTGGATACTTCAAGGTGAACCATGTGAAGCTGTATGATAAACTCCTCCGCATACTAACCAAGGAAGAAGCGGTAGAGATCATTCGTGATGCTCTCATGCACTCTACGTCTAAGCTGTTCAAGTCTTTGGGATTTGAGTTGCTTAGGTCTCGGGCGGACTACTGCGCTTTCTTTTACCTTCATCTTAATGACTTCATAGATGATTACGCATTCCAATCATTAAGCTATTACCCAATTATTCGGGGGAAGTTCCACCTATTCAGAACGTCCCGTACATTCAGTATAGCCACAAGTCTGAAGGGTGCTATGGCTTCGTCTTTCAGGAAGGTCGCAAAGCCAAAGCACACCCGTCCCATAATAGAAAGTATAACTTGGGTAGACGAGAAGACGGGAGCGACATACCCAATCTTTGAAACCTACGTTGAAGAAGATGGGAGTTTAGGTATATACTAACATCCCGACTTACATATGATTATAGCCATCGTTTTGCTTCGGCAGGATGATGGCTAACTATATATATAAGTATAATAATATAGGTATGGCATTCATTAAACTATCATCACTTGTTAATACTCTTGATGCGACAAAAGACAATATAGATGCGCCCTTAGAGAGGTCGTCAGAGAAAAAGGCATCACTCCTACCAAATATCACACTTGGAAACTTTATGAAGGAGCTTACGCCAGGATTTGCTGATTTGGTGCAAGAGTACTTCTCAAGGTTTTATAACGTTATATACGATGACGTATCCAAGGGCGAGGATAGTGAAATATACCGATTGGCGTATAAATGCGCAAGCAACGAGAAAACATATGCTGATTATAAGGGTGATGAAGATGTAGTCTATAATGCACGTTGGATTATTCGTTGCGCCATAAACTACTTCAATATGGACAACTGCATCCGCTTGAATTTTGCAAGTCAAAGGGAGAGGAAGGTGATGGTTAATCATGCGCTAAAGAACAGAGTATTCTCCCCATCCACAATGAATGCAGATGTCGTGATGAATGATTTCATCATCCCATATACGATGGATTACCTAAACCCACGAATTGACTTCACCGACTTAGATGCAAGGGCTTATGAGCTTGATTCGGCTTGGTCTAACGAGAAGGTTGAGCATAGAACGTTTAATGTAATGTCTATCGTCAAGAACATACCCATATCTGTTGACTATGCGAATGACTTGAAGGTAAGCACGTACTTTAAACCAACTAAGCGTGGTGACAGCTTGTATGTCGGGAATGCAAACACCATGTCCCTTTCATCTGTTTCGTTTGACATCAATGGCGTAAGCAGGGAGTATCTGTTTAAGTTCCTTGATGACTTCTGTGTTGATAGTGTGATTGATTCAGATGGTTCAGATTTCATTATAGACTTGTTCAGAAAGAAGGACAAGTATGACATATACAAGCCTCTGATGGGATTCTTGAGGAATAGCTCAACATCATTCTTGAGGAAGCTCACGTACGAAGAGATGGTGAATCTAAAGCGAGAAGACCTACTTGGTATAATAGATACTCGCAGAGAACTTGATAACACTCACCTTTTTGACATCGCTGATGATTTATCAGGTGACAAATGTAATGTTGATGACACTGAGATTAGGAACTTAATTGACTTGGTATCAAGCAACGGGTCTTTGGATATTGAGCTGAGGGAATATGACTCCGAAGACCATTACACCACGAGCGGGTATAACACCACTGAAAAGTACGTAGACACTTTCTCCACAAGTGGGATTACTAAGGGCAACAGAAACGTAAACATGAGGTTTAATGATAGCTCTTCTACCGCTGGTGTTAAGTCCTATGAAAATCTTTTTGATGAGCTCTCAGCCTTCTTCTACGGATTGTCAAACTCTGCATTCAGAGATAAAATCAACGAGATGTCAAGCCTGATTTTTAGCGGGGAGTTTTATGGTGAATCAGAAAACAGACCTGGACTTCAGTTCATTTCAAGCCTTTATGGTGGATGCCGACAGCTCCCTGAGTATGAAGGGTTGAGTGCGGTCTCAAATATACTCTTGAGGATGAGGGTTGAGGATAAGTTTAACAAGAATGGAAGTCCCAAAGCCGAGAAGAGCAGGCTGGTTGAATCAAACTACGCTGTACTTGACTTCTCTATATATACAACGATATAACAACTGATATGGCTTTTATTAACTTGTCAAGCCTTATCTTGGGAGGCATTGAGCACAACGATGATATTCTTGTAGGAGGAAGTAGAGGAGTAGCTAAGAGGGAGACCTATCTTACGGCAAAGCCATTCTTCTTTATGGAGCTAAGAGAAGAATGTGACACCAACATTCTTGAATATATGAAGAAGCTCTTTGATATTGCAATAAAGCATTCATCAAAGGAAGGTAACGAGCCATTTAGAGTGTTCTGCGAAGAGCACAAGAGAAGGCTTCCAAAGGATTTTTTGAAGAAGATTTTCCTTAACCTTATCGCAAACTACTTAAAGGATTTCCGAGCTCAAACAAGTAGCGATGTTTATACCATAGAGTCAATCGTGAACTACACCTTGACATCGGGAGAAACGAATATCACTGACTCCATATTACAAGGGAAAGCACGAAAGAAGGGGGAACAGACACTCGCTAATTCCGACATAGCCGAGAAGACCCGTAATGTCTTGTCTAAGCCTCTCTTCTCGTACTACAAGAAGAAGATAATCCCCGAGATAGAAAAGATTAGTGAAAAGCTATCCAACAGCATAAAGATAAAAAATGACATGGTCTTGGTGTCTTGCCATTGGACAAAAGAGGAAGGTCTTATCGGGTTGCAATACACGAAACTTAATGAGCTATTTGATACGAGATACGCTAATGGAGCTTATGATTTCCAATCTGCTCTTTCTTGTATAACATACGCAATTCTTTCTATTGCGAAGCTCATCCATACGCACGGGGCGGACAAGTTCAAAGATAAATTTAACGAGTTTATGAATAATGCGTTTCGTGCTATAGAAGACGATGACGTTGTCCTTGATGATACATCTCTTAACTTTGTTGAGTCTGTTTTTTATAGATTCTCAGAGCGTTCATCGGATGACATAGAAAGTATCTGTGCCAAATGCAATGGGCTCATTGGTTCGTTTGATAAGAAGGCTCTATTTGATAGGACGTATGTATATGTTAGGCATAAACTATCCCATCAGAATATGTCAATAGGTTCTTCAGTTCGTGGTGCTTTTGTTGAAAAAGATGTATCAATGTCTGCATCTTTACATCCGATATTAACTGATGAGAGAGATTACGAATACGCTGAAAAGCGTGTGTTTAAGGCACTTAGGAGTATAATACCTACAAACTCTGACGGCTCATATGAAATACCCGTTAAATTTGGTGACGAAGTCATTATGCTGAAGAATGCAATCTCTGTGTACTCTGTTGGTTCTCCGTATATGACCATATGGCTTGAAGGGGTTGATGATGACGGAAAGGATAGATTTGGGTCTGCATATAGTGAGTATTCTATGAGTGGAAAATACAGAGTTGATTTCAAGCTGAGTATTGACTACGTATAAGCAAATTGAACAACCCGTGGATATATGGTATCTGCGGGTTGTTTGTTTAATATAAAATCACTATATTTGCTGTATGATATGTAATATAGCGCAAGAAGATTATGTTGCGATTTAATGATATAGCAAAGTATCAAGGCGATGACAATGAGTTCGCTCCAAAGGCGAGCCTAAAGCACATCCGATTTTTAGATTGGATGGGTATAGCCGACTTCCTATCCTCGGAGGTTGAGTCTTATGTCAATGGTTGCGTCAAGTCGGTAATGCAAGATATTGCTGATGCGACACTTCATCTGCATAAGGTCGTTGAAGAAGGGAAAGAGGAGCTACACTCAATAAGTTTCCTGAAGTCGTCATCTAAGTTAGAGAACCTTGTCGCTCACTGCTTCATCTTATCCCTAAACTCAGGTGTGCGTTATCAAGACTTTTTTACCAAGGATTACAGTAGGCTTGTGTTAGGGTTCTTTTGCAATAACCATATTGACAATATGGAACTCGTTCAAACATCCGAAGTTGAATCTGAAGAGGTCTCAAAAATGCTGGGAAAAGCATTCTACTTGGCTTTTAAGGAGAAGAAGGATGATAAGCCTATGGACGTGTTTAATGAGTACCATACGAAGGCATTTGTCTCCATGGAGGACGAAAAGAATGGTATAGTGTGTTCTTCGTATAGTAAGAGCGGCCTTCCTGATGACATCGCAGTGGACATATCAAGGTCAATGAGCTCATTCCTTAAAGGAATTATAAAGTCTGTACAACCAAATGGAAGGTGCTGTGATTTGGATACATTTGTAGTTAATTGCTTGGATGCAATGCCTCAATCAAAGGATGCCACTATATCAACTCTTCAGTCAAGTCTTGTTAGTTCCTCTTACGATTGCATACCAAGTATCATTGCCGATAAATCGCTAACAAATACCTCAACCGAGTTATCATTCCAATTCAGTGGTAGAGAAGCATTTAAGATTGGCGAAATCAAGGAGGTGTCAGCGAACGTAACAGCTGATTTAGGTGGTAATATCACGTGGCTCAATAAACCACGAGTGGTCGTGTCTATATACAAGATGCTTATCGTAGGTGATGCTTATTCGAGGCTGTTCTCGGATTCAAGCTCCGTACCTTACAATATAGAACTTATGGTGATGGATGGTGAGTTTGTTGAGGCAAAGTGTCTACTTGGTGTGGCTAATGTTGATATTTCCAAAAAATCGTGCTCTATGTCATATGTTGAGGGTTCAATACAGATGCACTTAGATTGCGATGTTCGCTTTAATATATTGATTTAGAAAGAGTGCATACACCTGATGTTGTTCGGGATTATCTATTATAAATTGAGTAATAGGTAATCCCTTTTTATCTGGCGTTTATAAACTTGTCGTCACTCCTCAATGGTGGCGCACATAACAATAATGACGAAGATATTTTCCTTCAAGATGGTAGCCCTCGTGTCAGCTACGACATAAAGGTTGTTGAGCTACCTGAGTACATGAAGAAGTTCTCGTTTGAAGTAGCAAGTACATTCATTGATGGCTCAGAATCCGACTCCTATGATGACGACCTTGACGATAAAATTCGTGACCTTATTATAAAAGAACTCCCCGCTTCAAAAGATAATGCAAGATACATCCCACGCAGAATTATGGAGAGCGTGGTGTCATTCGTTCTATACGGAGGCGGTAAGAAGGTTGACGAGATTGATTTGCGACCTATCATAAAGAAGTGGCTTGATGAATTTAGTATTGCGTACGAAGAGGGTAAGCATATAGAGTCGTTAAACTCAGGTATAACCAAACTCATCGCTGAAGCTGGCTACGTCAAAGCCATCGAAGATGAAGTGGAGTATAGGAAGATACGTGTATTTGACGAGGATAGAGAAGCATTTTATGGCTGGTATGATTGCGATGCTATTGTAGTCTTTGACAGCGATGAGCAGAAGATGAAGTTTGTGGACATTGAAAAATACGAAAACAAACAAGAGATAATGGATAGGATGGCGGAGTATTTGGAATTTGCGTCAAGCCTGATAAGCCTCTTTAGGGAGACCCCCGACATTTTCATTTCAGGAAACGAAGAAGACATCTTTGAAAGTGCGATTGCCCTCCATGACGAGAGGGAGCACGATTTTGATTTGAGCGAGCTATCTGTATTAGACGCAAACGTCTTCACGCTGATAAAGCGTCTTATTGAAAAGAGCGCAACCGAAACATCGTTTGATGATTGGGAGAGCTTTGAAGGGAAGCAGTTACTTGCTGATATTGATGAGGCAAGTAATCCACGTAAGGTACTTGTAACCAATAACCATTTCATCCATCATAACGAACTTGAGGACGAGACCAATGTATGCGAGCCGTTTAATGATGACCCTTGGGTGAAGGACTCTGTTCAGAAGTTTATAGATAGCACATTCGGAGATGCTGATGGGAAGTTCACCATTGACGTAAAAGCAGGTGGTGATACATTTACCATCACGAACCCTTTGATGTCAAGGCTGTTGTTCGTAGTCCCATTCTCGCAGAAGGATGAATCCTCAAAGCACCTTTGCGCAGTGTCACCCGAAGGAATGATGCCGAAGGAAGACGCTGATAATGGCATTATTGCGAAGTATGTCATTGGGTGTGAGTTCTATTCTAAATATAAGAAGGTAGATGTGTACAAGGGGTAGCCCATACATACTCTGCGGTAATAATACTTTGAACGAATATGGCATTCATAAATTTATCATCATTGGTTAATGGGTTGGATTCAAACAATAACGAGACGTTTGAAGTAAGAGACACTTTCATGAACCTGAGTACAATACCCTTGAATGACTTTCTCAGGGAGCAGGCATACCAATCATTTGAACCTATCAGAAAGAATTATAGAGCCGTTATAAATGCGCTCCTTGACTCAGGATGCTGTGATGATGACTTTCCTTTATATTCGTTCATAGAGGAGCATATTCAAGAGGAGCTCGTAGACCCACTTGCATCATTCATCCGAAATCATATATTCTCTCCTGCATCGCTTCACGCTGTTGATATGATGAAGAAGGCGGGACTAAGCCTTACTGAATGCCTTTCCGAGACGGCTGGTATAGCAGATGAATTTATTCGTCTGCATTTTGTAGGATTAGAGCAGCGTGATTTTATCCGAGAATCCTTAGATATGGCTATCACGCATTTATATAAAGTCGTCCAACCTCAGGCTATAAAGAATGGGTATGACGTTTCATTTAATATGGACGACTCGGATTTATTGATTTATAGGTCTGACAATATGACGACATCAATAGCCCTTAGGCTTCCGATAGGGGTTGATAGGGACGGGTTGTGCGTGTTTGCATCGGAAGATAAGGAGTACTTAATTGGTAACTCAAACTTCCAATCAAAAGCCATTCTTCTTGACAGCTCATTCTTTAAGCCCATCCTCTCATTTGGTTCTCTTGAGTACGAGAATTTAGAGAACTACATGAAAGCCTTCCATGACGACAATATGAAAAAAACCGAGGAGGCTTATATGAGGTGCAGGGAGCACATCTGTAGGTGCGTATGCTTTGCAAATAAAGGGCTTGAATCTACGGAAGATAGCATTAAACCTGGGGATTCGTTGTGGGATACGAGATGGAAATACCAAAAAAAAGATTTTGTCTTACCCATCTATAGGAGCGTCACATCCAAAATGAGCGCACTGAAAAGGCGTGATGCTGATAAGTATAATCAACTGCTCGGAGAGTATGATACCCTTGATGCTGACTATTGGGTTGATAATGGTTATCAAGGTAGCCATTTCCTATCTAATGTATTCAAATATGCAACTCTTGGTGAAGTCATTTTTTTTGATAAACTCATCAACATTAGCCCATCCGAATACTTTGTAGGCTATAAAATTGATAGGGATAGTGATATGATTAGTAGTGACAAGCTTAAAGAGTATTTGGAAGGAAAAGCTCTATCCAATGTTCGTGCTTTAAAAGACAACCGACTTACTGATATACCATCAAGGTACTTCGGTGTATCACAGCCAAAAGAGCTTACCAGCCTTTTCTCGGGGTCTAAGGACTCGTCTAATGCTGTAGATAGTCTTATAAGCGCATACCAAGTTAATATAAAAGCTCAGGTGCACGCATCAAACACACCCATAAGAGTAGAAGTCCATAAAGGTAAGGTCTCTGTGACCAGCTTATATGAATATCGAATACACGAGAAGCATGATTGGATGGTTAACGTATACTTTGGTGGAATTGATATACAAAGATAATTGTATAGGTAAATAGTCATATGGCATTCTTAAAATTATCATCAATACTTGATGCCGATAAGTCGCATCTCAAGGGAGATAACCTTGATAGGTCTATGTATGCGTCATCCAATAATACGGAGAAGATAATAACACTCGGGGATATAACAGCGAAGCAACTCGCTATTTATAATGCGTGGAATTATGAAGACTGCCTTCTTGAAGGAGGGGTGTCCTCATTCAAGAATTATTTAAGGGAAATCCTGCAAGAGTCAGACGTGATGAACTACCTAACTTCTGATGAGCACGACTTGGAGGTTTTATCAGGTAATATATCCTTCCTGCTTGCGCTTGAATCAAAGTTTAACGGAGGGTTAGACAAGCCTCGGTTGTGGAAGGTGGTTCTTGATTTTTTTAATGAAAGGGATGAAGATGATGACATCTTGAATAAAGAGTCCTTTGATGATTTTATATCTAAACTCACAACGCCTGATATGTTGGAGAAGATTAACGGGTCTGCTTTTTCTGACATTTTTGATGACAACGTAGAAGAAGATGGGGCTCTTGTCGTGACATACAATCGTGGAGGGAATGGTGAATGTGGTTTAAGCTCGTATATTATGAGTTCTCGGTTAAACCTTCATGGCTTAAACGAATACGACTATACATATAGTTACGCTTTCAGCACGAAGGTTTGTCATTTCATCATATTCATGTACGCACTCATCAGACTTGCAAATGATATGTACCGAGATGGGCGTTTAGAAGAGCTCTTCAATATGTCCAATGAAGAGGTGTTCAATAAGGTTTGTAGCTCTTATCTGGACCCTGAATCAGAAGGCTTTGATGGCTCAATAGATTACGATGAATCTGTGTCATACGTTGAATTGAATTTTGACGATGGACTTTCAGATGTAATTGACTTATTCCTTGGAAGGGGGATTGAAGCTGTAGAAAGGAATCTACTTGAAGCACAAGATGAATTTGGAAGTGAGTCTGATGACTTTTCATCTATCCTCTCAAACGGGAGCAAGCTCTTCTTCCCTAATGCAGATGAGGAGCTACTAAGCCTTACGTATAAGATTAAATGCAGAGTGAATAGTTTATTTTTTATATATAAAGAAGAGACAGAACTGATTGACGACAAGGTGTTATCACATTTCGACTTTTCAAACATGTACAAGCTCCTATCTATCTTTTATGGAAATAAAAAAGGGAACTATTTTGTTGAATGCAAAGTAGATGGGCTCAAGTGCCGTATTGAAAACCCCGTATTTGCATTCAAAACGAATGCTGTTCGTCGTCTTCTTGGTGGCTCAGGTTATGATGATTTAGGGGAAAAATATAGCATCAATGTATCACTAAAATTTAAATCACAGAGTTTATAATGGCATTTATTAACCTATCATCCCTCGTTAGTAATGTCGTACCGAACGAGGACAGCATATTTGAACCTGAAGACACGTTTATGAAGCTGAGGGCAATGCCTCTATCTGACTTCATCCGTAAGCGGGCGTTCGCTCTTTTTTAGCCAATCAGAGACAACTATAAAGCCATCATCAATGCTCTCGTTGACTCGGGGGCTTATGAGGACGACTTCAAAGTGTATGAGTTCATAAATGAGAACATCGAACCACGTACAGCTGGCACTTTAAAGTCATTCATCAGAGACCACGTATTCTCCCCTGCATCCTTCATCGCTGTTGATATGATGAAGAGGGCTGGTCTCACCATTGACGAGTGCGTGTCTAAGGCGATGGGAATGTCTGATGGATTCGCAGGTCTGTATGGTGTAACTGATTCCTTGCAAGTCGGTTCATCAAAGAAGGTCATGTATATGGCTATTGAACACATATACGATGTCGTTATCCCCGAAGCCACGAAGAATGGATATGATGTGGAGTTTAATATGGGGGACTCCAATTCTCTTTTATATAAATCTAAATCTATGTCGGCTTCCATCGCACTTCGGCTTCCAATAGGCGTTAATGAGGATGGGCTGTGTGTGTTCACATCTGAAGGTAGAGCGTATAAGATTGGTAACTCTAATCTCAACTCAGAAGCAGTACTCCTTGATAGCTCATATCATAAGCTTATCTGCGCTTTTGATAGCCCTGGGGAAGACCACTTCAAACGGCATTTTGATAGCTTCCACGATAGAAATATGAGTGGAAGTGATGAAGTCTACATGAAGTGCAGGGAGCATATATATCGCTGTATTTGTACTGCAAATAAGGCACTTGAGGCTTCATCAAACGGCATAAAGACGGGGACATATGAATGGTATAAGAGATGGGGTGCAGTCGTGAGTGATAGTAGTTTGCTTATGTCTGTCCAAAGAAGCGTTGTAGCAAAAATGACTGCGCTAAAGAGGCGTGACATTGATAAGTACAACGAACTTCTTGGTGAGTACGATAGACTTGAATCGGAGTATTATGGATATAATAACTATATAGGAGACCAATTCCTTATCAATATCTTCTCCTATGGAACTCTCTCTGACCTTACATTTAGTCGTAACGCTTCTGTTTTCAAGCCGTATGAATCTTTCAAGAGTAAGTCCACCAAGAATGATAGTGAACTCATTAACGAGGATGAGCTTAGGAGTTACTTGGATGGCATGTCTCTTCAGACTGTCCTCATTCTAAAGGATAACAAAGTAATCAAGATACCATCAAAGTTCTTTGGCATCTCGTACCCGAATGAAATAACCGACCTATTCTCGGGATGGAAGGACGCTGACAATGTAGTAGATGGTCTTATCGGTGTGTATAATATGACTATAACTGCGACTGCTACTTCTTCTAATACAGCTATGAACGTTAATGTATATAAAGATAAAGTTTCAGTAGATGCTTTGTTCGAAAACGGAATGTACGAGAAACACGAGTGGCAGATAAGAGTAGACTTTGGCGGTATAGAAACACGTAAGAAGTAAGTATATGTAAATAGGTATATGGCGTTTATAAATCTTTCTTCACTGCTTGATGGGTATAAACAAGGAGACGAAGAGCTTCTCTCTTCAAGGACTTCTTATGTCTTTGTAGACGAGATACCCTTTAAGAATGCTAAGACCCTTAGAGAGCTGACTCTTCCACTCGTAGAACAGACGCTGGAGAAATCAAAGGAGAGCTTTGATAAGTTAATCTTGACTATTAGAGATATATTGGATGAGGCTGGGTTTGATGATGAGTTTAAGGAATACATTCCTCTTGTGAACTCGTCCTTCAAGGATAGAGTTATTGGTAGTTTAGTTACTGCTATTGTTAATGACTCAACATACCTAAACATTTCAAATAGCTCGGAGCGAATAAGGGAATTTGTTTTCAATGCTATATCTGACGGAATCAATAAAAACACAATAGAGAAGTCTGAAAAGTTAGATAGTCTTTTCCCTCCTAATCTACAAGCAAAAAGTGGAAACCCTTATACGTTGCTTGGGTATTACGTATCTGCAAATAACACTTCTTTCAAAGATAAGCTAACATCCATATTGTGGGAGAGAAAGTCGGACATCCTTCGTCTTGTCCTATGTTGCGATGATTTGTACAGCAATATCATTGATATACCCGTCTTGATGACGATGGACGAGAATACCAGCGGATACCTTCTTAGGGATATGTCCTCCTTCATGTCAGATGAAGAGTTCTCGGACTTCTCCCGCCAGCTGGTTGGTATCTCTGCAAAGATTATCCAGCACCTAATCACTAATTCACGTGATGTAGACTCTTCATCCAAAATAGAGGACTACGTCTACAACGGGAAAGAGGACGAAGCATCTTCATCTATCGCCTTGTCTGACCGCTCTGAGCAATTCGTAATGGGCGTATTGGAGGGATTGTTATCGGACGAAAGAAGTCAAACCCGAAGGTATGTAGCAAGTGAAACCCTCCATTGGCATGCTACACATTCATCAAATTGGTATAGATACTTTGGTCTCTGCAATGGGGAGTCGCTGATAAGTAATCTTCTTATCGCAAACAAAGAAGTTGTCTTTGAAGACTTTGTCGTAGGGGCAGGGTCGTTCAAATCAGTAGATAGCTTTATTGATGACAAGTTCCTTGAGCACGCTGTTGGAGCTTTCAGCGGATATGGTGCTACTTACGATAACGTTCAGAAACTCCTTTGGATGGTTCTTCCTAAGACGAGCGATGACCTCCCGTATATTGAAGTAACACTCAAGAGCGGTCGTCAGTTCAGAGTAATCCGCCCACTTATGGCATCAAGATTGTCACTTAGAGGCTCTTGGGCGTTACGAAGTCACGATATGGATGAGAGCGCAGACAAATGGGTGTTGCATCCCGTGATGGAATATAAAATAGATTATCATATCATATAAAGATATTCGTAAATCATTACACAAATCCCCTTGCAGGTATATCTTGTAAGGGGATTTTTCATTACCTTTGTTGTGTGATACAAATCACTCTAATCCGTAATACGTATAGATATGGAAGAAAAGAATTTAAGTTACAAGACTCCTACTCTTACAAATATCACTCTTCAAAGCATAATGAAGGAGGAGATGAAGAAGCAGGTAGACGATTACTTGAGGAAGACCATCTTCAAGTACACAGCATTAGTCCTTCAGGACTTTATGCCTGACGCACGAACATCGTGGAACAGCTTCGTTGATATGACGAAAGAAGCCTACAAGGGAAAAGGCTTTCAGGTACTGAAGGAGCTGTTGAGCTACATCACTTACGCCAATATCCAGGACTTCAGTCTGAGAGCAGGCATTGAAGGTGCAGAGAGTGCAGACCCTATCATCAGGAAGTTCAGCACGTGCCTTATTGATGAGCTGTCGTACATTCCCGAGAATGCTGACAAGCTATCATTGGCTAACTCTGCATTCCAATATATCAAGGGAACTCTTCTTCCTATTGCTCTCTCGTCAAGGGTTTGCAGGTACAGAGAGATTGTAGCCGTAGAGCACTCAGGTGGAGGTGATTACATTAAACTATCGCAATATAGTATGTTTGATTGTGACAAGGATGGCATTTTCAAGGCGGTAGGATACGGAGATGAAGCTCCAAAGTACAAGCATACAGCTATAGGGTGCTTCCTTGGAGAGAGCGATGTGGAGACGAATAAAGAAATGAGTGTCGTTCGCAATATCGAGGATAGGCTTTTCTTAAACACAGCACTCATGATTGCACGCAAAGACATCAGTGTTGACTCCTTCAATGAGTGTATCTTTGAGGAGTTTAGGGAGAACGCTTTTCTGAGGGATAGGGATAGGCGTATAGCCGAGATAACATACGAAATCCTTAAGGATGACGAGAAGAAAGCTGTGGAAGATGTAGGCGTGAAGATAAATTCGCTTCGGAGAGTCATTGATACCTTAGCGCATAATATGAGTTTCGTCAGCTTCTTCCCCGAAGATGAAGAGCTTGTAATGTCTAAGGATGTGTCTTCTGAGGTTTCCGTGTTAAGCAACATTGACATATTCTCAGAAACGCTGATGAAGTCTTACGATGAAAACGTTGGGACGACACTCTTAGTCGCAGAGGGTCATATGAAAATCTTCCATAGCCTAATGGAGTCCATATATAAGATGATGTCAAAGGTGTTTGGCTTTGATACAAGCCGTAAGCTCATGTTGGCGAACGATGGCACATTAGAAGGATGTATCGCCCCATATCTGTCTTGGGTGATTCGCTCAAGTGCCACTGCACTAATCACGTCACAGCCAAGAGGGTGCGCTATGTGTATGGGTAAGCCCGAGAAAGAAGACGAGCCATTCTCCGTGTTATTGATTAGTGATATACGGGTAGACCCAAACATGCCTTAGTGCCGTATATACAGCAAAGACAAGTCCCTGCAACATTCTCGTTGTGGGGATTTGTTTTTTATATGGGAATGCTTTACCTTTGCAGTACATAACGATATAAACGACTAATCAGACTATAATCAAATGAGCAACAATCAAAGTCGTGTAGTGGTCGCTTTTGACTACTCCAACATATTCTACCGAGGGCTCTTCACCTGCACCTCTAAGCGTGCGTCTAACGGGCTATTCTTCTCGGCTGATGATGACCTTCGACTTCTCGGCAATGTCGTCCTCAGTCAGATTGCAGGGCTTATCAAAGACCTTGCAACGGGATGCGATGTCGTCTTTTGCGTGGACACCCTTGGTTCTTGGAGAAAGGATGTCATCAAGAAGATTGACTGCCTATCAGGTCTTGGATACAAGGAAGGGCGAAAGAAGAAGGAAGATTTTGATTGGGATGGCATTCATCGTACGATGCAGGAAGTTCTCAGCGTCCTCCGTGAGAAGGGGTATAACATCCTCTCCATCCCGCACGCTGAGGCTGATGATATGATGGCGTTCCTTGCCGATACGCTTATCAATAAGACAGACTGCAATAGCCTCGTCATCGTCTCTGCGGATGAAGACCTGCGTCAGCTCGTGAGATACAAGTCCGAAACGGGGCAGTGCGTTATGGCAGTCAATCCCGTATCAAGTCAGGAGAAGGACATCAACAGAAGAGGTAAGCGCACAATCTATATCTGCGAAGAGCAGAATGAAGCATCAAAGGAGACGGGTAGTTTCTTCTCGGTAGGGCTATCTACTAATATGCGTCAGCTCGTGTATATCCGTAACTGCATGAGCTCAAACAAGTACAACCTTGATGTCATCAACCCACACGACATCCTAATCAACAAGCTCCTCTGCGGTGATGACGGAGACTCCATCCCTGCGCTGTATGAGTTCTACACCAAGACGGGGCGTGTCAAGCGTATCACAGCTAAGCCCAAGGAGTATATCGTAGAGACCCTTAACGTCAAGAAGGCAGAAGACCTCTACGACAATGTAGACCTACTTCCAAAGGTTATCGGAGAGTCCCTCAAGACGGAAATCCTATACAACCTGAGGGAACGTCTGCAAGTCCAGCGTGAACTCGTTGAGCTTGACACGAACAACTTCCCTGAGGAGCTGAGAACTCTTTGGACGTACACAATTGAACCAAGCATCCTCATCAACGCTACACGTCCTATTAACCCTCAGTACAATATGGATATAACCGAGGATATGCTTCTCGCTGATACCAAGTTCGTCATTGAGAAGGTTGAAGGCAGGAAGGTCGTAGAGCATAGCGTCCTCAAGGAACTCAACCGAAGTGTACGTAGCAGTGCCGTGGATGGGCGTAGCACGAAAGACCTCCTTGATGATATGTTCTCGTAACCTCAAATTCATTTTATGAGTGCACCTATCTTCTCCGAATTAGATGATAGCGGAATGGCTAAGATTATTGACAGCTTCTCGCAGGTCAATGCAGATATTCTTAATGAGTATCTGAACCAATTAGCTATTCCGCTACACGATGATTTGTCTAAGGGATGTGATAGTATCCTACATTCAGAGACAGCCAAATTTCTTGGTGAAGGGGCTTCTTGTGCAGATGTGGAAAGGTACATGTGCCGATATGCAATTCCTCTTATATCGCACAGCATTCTTGAAATCTTCACCCACCAAACAAAGATGGTTTCGCCACAAGAGGATGCTAATGTTATCAGGTACATTGAAGCTGTTGTTGTTCCATATACCAATATGATTTTCTACTCAAACCCCTCTAAGGGTAAAAGGCGTAGACGAGACAAGTATGTGGATAGATATGGGACATTGGGTGTATTCAACTCAGAGGTTGAAATGTCACTTCCGATAGGAATGAATAAGTCATTCAATCCAGCCCCGTATATGGCAACTTCAGGCGGATGCGAGAAGGACGTTATATATAACCTGATAGCGACAATCAACTATGCTCCATTAACCAATGCGAGTATATCTGAGTTTATCTCGCAGTTGGATAATGCGTGTATCTTGAAGGATAAACGCTATGAAAAAATGGAAGTTCTTTATAAGCACGTAGACGAAACGTCTTGGACTTTGAATTTTCATTCTTTCAACTTTGACCCATCAGAGGTGGTTGATGAAAATATACCTCCTGAGATGAAGATTGCATTTCTGAATAGCAGTATTGAATTATGGAAGATGGCTAAGGTCATCAACGTTGACTACAGCGAAGAAACGTATAACTACTCAAGTCCTGGGAATGGGTATGTACACACCATAGAATATCCTTATGGCAATAGCGGCCTTATGGTTTCCTCCGTCTCTGAATGCGTAGACGAGCTATACAAGGGGATACATTCAGGAAGAGAGTGGGTCTTTAATCTGATAAACGCATCAGTCTCAAAGGAATCAGAAGGGATGATTAAGGTTCTTAAAGACCTTATAAGGAACTATGAATATGTAATAGGTACGTGCTCGGATATGATGGCAGGATGCAAAACTTCAAAGTATATGGGATTCACGATAGAAGGTCAGAAGTATCTCATAAGGAGACTTCTTTCAGCAGTGCAATTCAGTTGCTCCACTAAGCTGTCAAGAAAATCCTTTTGGGACAAGCCGTATTTGGAAACACCATTTACGTTTGGAGTGGTATCGGAGATACGTACAAATTCGGTTATTTAAAAACAAGTAATAAAACATGGAAAGATTTAAGATAGAACCCAATGGGCGTACGTTCCGTGAGGAGTATGTAGACTACACGACAAAGCCTATCATCATCCGTTCTTTGAGACGCATAGGGCTGTACTACGCAGAGGTGCTTAGCCACTTTATCCGCATCTACGGAGGGAAGCCCAAGAAGAGTCTCAAGAGTAAGCTGATGGGTGTCTTCGTTGGATTATCAGCAGATACACCGACAGAGCTGAAGGATAACCTATTCGTCCGTGCGGTGTCCGAGGTATTCAACTCAGGTGATAACAAGAAAATCATCCTGAAATTCATCATGGGAGTTCTGAACCTGAACAATATGTTATCAGTCATTTCTTCGGGAAGGGACGGAAATGCAGATGTAGATAAGTCAGTGTCATACCTTGTTGATAGCACATATGAGTACTTATATGGCAAGCTGATGAAGTATGGTTCATCCATCACACCCGAAGAGGTTAAGGTCTACATGAAGAGGTATATCCTTGACCACGTGATACCATTTATGTACACCATCGTTCAGAAGGAAGACATCGTAAGCAACAAGGGCGTTGCGACAACATCAGTCCATTCGGAGGTGCAGGTCGTATTCGGCAAGGATGAAAATGGCGTTCTTCGCTCCTCTACTCTTAATGGTGAGGTCGTTCGCAGTTTCAACTTTGGACATTTCGGTATTTCATCGGATGCAGGTGCTACGGGGTATGATGGATTTGTCTACACCCCTAAGACCATTCACGACTACCTTGATGATACCTTCTTCAAGAAAGTGTCAAGACCAATAGAGATGTTCCCGTGCTACGTCTACGAATACTTCAAGGACGACAAATTCAAGAGATATGGCGAACTTCCTAAGTTCCGTATAAGCCACTTCACGAGCTTCTGAATGAAATTATGCTGGATGTCGCAGAGCAGGTAAATGAACATCACGTTCGTGTAGCAGAGGCTCTTTATCGGGACATTAGTATGGGGTCGAGCGGGGTCTTGTTTAAGGCGTGCGTGGATTTGCATAAGAGGCTGAGCCCCGACTCAGGTCTAAAATGGTTGCTTTACATCTTTGAAGCGAGCCTTGCCTATATCACCCCCGAGAACTGCATAAGGCTACGCTTTGGAGACGAAGAGTATGTCAAAGAGATAAGAAGCAATACGTACCTCATACCAAGCGTTCCAAGCCCACTTAGTGACGCTATTGTACCTGATGTCGTAGTCCCCTATATCAGGTTCTACCTAAATCATAGCATCCGTTTTACGGATGTAGATAGGATGCTCTTTGAAGAAGCAAGGTATAACCCCGTATCTTTACATAACGCATCATTCAACATTGGGGTGGGTGTGATTCCAATAGCAGTCGGAATGATGAAAGGAAATACATTCGGAGCTTACTCAGGGCTTAATTGGAATAGAGGTGATGCCTCATATGATGGCATACCTTTACAGCACGATAATAGGATAGTCGCAGACTATCCGCATTTCTTAGGTAAAATCGTCCCTGATAAAGTTAGAGTCCTATCAAACGAGATTGGTATAAACAACTTCACTCAAATGAACTTTAGGAATGCTGTTTCTGAGAATAGGGGTTCGTTTGATGAAGCTCCAACATTCATCTCTGACTCCCATTATTCCGATGCCATCAAATCCCTTTTTGATATTAGTCGTACCGCTAATGATGAAATTCTGCATATGACAGATGGTGGCGTTCCAAATCCCGTGGCTCGCAAATTTGATATGAGTGATATGCTGTATAATATATCCCCACTTAATTGCTACATCGGAACTTCTTCTCAAACTCATTATCTAAGTGCGATAATGTATAAGGATGGGTTTAAGTTTTCCGATGGTAAAAGTTTTGGGCTTAAGACACATTTAATGTCAGTTGATGACTCAGTATGGAGCATAGGCAAAGGGAATATGTGCATACCAATTCAGAAATCCATAGTCGGACACAACACGCCTCTCTTTGTGAATGCAGGTCGCTTCATTAGTTCAAACGAAGAGCCGTTTGCCGAGATACTTAGAGCCCTATCCAAAGTCCTTGATGGCGGAATAAAAAGGTGGATACTTGAGAATGTCCGATTTACAGAAGAAACTTGCAAGCCTGATGCTACTCCATTTATATACCTACTTGATAGGATATATGGCATCAACACTCAGAAACTTGGTTATCTTGATTTTGCGGGATATGCTTGTTTTACGGCTTGTATGTTTGAGGGCGGTATTCCCTCAATCACGACAAGTGGTGCTCACCTTACCACGAGAAACTATATTAACATTGGTGTCAATTTGTCATAAGATACCTGCGATATAAATCCATTATCCACCCATATGAGCCATTGAGCTTGTATGGGTGGAGCTGTTTAAAGCCATATGTGGTATAAATGTAGTAAAGATACATTTGTTTTATGGCGTTTTTAAATCTGTCTTCGCTTATATCTAATCACGAAGCGAATGGAAATAATCTTGATGAGGTTTCCTTATCTAAACCCGCTAATACTGCATTAGTGGCGCATATACCATTAACAGACTTCCTTGATAGACTTGTGGACGCAGTCGCAAGGGATATTGACGGGTACTACTCTCGCTTGTCTCGTGTCCTATATGAAGACCTCAAGAAGGAGAAGAATAGCCTATTGTATCAGAAGGTGCGTCAGGTTGTGGAAACTAACGAGTATATTCGTGAGAAGGGTGAAAAGGAAATCACCCGAAACTCCGTTGCGTATGTCCTAAACGCTTTAGAATACATAAACATAGACAACTGCATCAGGATTAAATTCACAGATAAAAGCGACTTGGCTAATCTGCTCTCAAAGACCATCTCCTACGACAAGACCCTATCAAAGGTTTTCTTTAGGAATGTAATATACCCATATATCATTGACTACGTAAACCCAAGACTTGAGTTCACTGAAAGGGATAAGGCTATGTTTGACTACGAGGTCAAGACATACAAGGACTCTGATGGAACTAAAAGTATGTACGACCTCGGTGTATGTGATTTCCCAGTTCCCGTCCACGTTGGAAGCAACAAGGAGATAATGACGTATGCTATGCCTAAGGTTGAAGAGGATGGGGTGATAACTCTTGATGGCATAAGGATGACTACGGATGTCCTGAATAGGGATAAGTTGAGACTAAGTCTATCGCAGTCAGATAGGATTAACCCTGAACTATTAAACGACTTGAATGACTTCAATGGTTACTTTGATTCGCTATCACTCTGCAAATTAGACGAGACTTTCAGTAACGAGATTCAGCATAGCATCGGGTTCAAAGACGAGCTCCCCGAAGGTGTTTCCCCTTACGATGTGTTTGACCTTGCAAACAAAAAGGGTCTGCCAAACAATCACCCATTCCGCACCATAAGAGTTAAAGACGAAGTATCCGAGGAGTACCTACGCTCTCTCCTGACCAAGGAGGATATTCTTGCTGAGCGTAGCAATAACACGCCATTTCATGGTGACAGCATTTTTAATAAAGCATATGACAAACAAGAAGAGGAGATGCGCTCATTTTGGATAGGCGATACCAACAAGTATAGCTCTAAGAATGTTGATATTCTGAGAACGAGAGACCCTAATGGAAATCTACACGGGAATCCTTCGCTGAGCTCAGAGTATAACTTAGATGTTTGGGATAATCCTATTACTGACGATGAAAGACTTCATTACATTGCTTTGTCCCTGAAGCAGGCATCGGAAGGGTTTTTAGGAGAGCAGATTAAGAGAGCTTGTTACACGAATGAAAACACAACGAGCCACTTAGACCATACTCCCATAACAAGCATAATTCGTAATGTATATTACTATGACGACATGAAATCATCATTCGGTGCTTATGACGGATGTGACGGCTTTGTTTATGTGTCAATATATATGTACAAGGGTATTGGTAACTCAGACGTTCCAAACAGAAAGAAGTTTAGACAACTCTTCAAGCGAGAAGCGTTGTCCATGTACTTAGACTTTATCTAAAGATGGCGTATATCAATTTGTCGGGGTTACTGAATGGCTATGCCCCATCTAATGACGATGTAGTGGAGGTCTATCAGAACAATCTGAAAGCAGGGAAATCATTCCTGCCAAATATACCCCTCAAGGACTTCTTGCTGGACTATGCGGATAAGGTCGCTACATTCGTTGATAACTTCTATACTCGTGCCTCTGAGCTTGTCATTGAAGACTTGCGTAAGTATGACGAGAGCGTTATGTTCCAAATGGCATATGAGCTTGCTAAGGGAGGCGCAAACTTTGGTGGTGAGAAGAACATAAGGTACAAGGCTATCATGATGATGGTAGACTTTGTCAGGTACTTCAATATGGATAACTGCATCCTGACTAAGTATTCAACGAGCTTGCAGTTTGATAGTCTAATTGGAGATACCATAAAGTTCAACCTTTACAAGGAGCAGGAGTACCAAACGCTTGGAGGTGTCAAGGCTGTCGTTGAACGATTTGTCGTTAGGTATATCCAGGAGTACCTTAATGAGCGGATAGCGTTTACCGATTTTGACGCAAGGAAGTTCACGGGAGAGAACTACAAGCGTGATGAGATTATAGGGTTTGAGAACAATAGACATATAGCCCTATCCTTCCATAGCTTCCCCATGACGTATGACCCCTACGACAACAATAGGACTATGGCGTATTTCTCTTCTACGATTGATTCTGACGGAGTATATGTGGCAGGAAAGGATGTTGTTTGCAAGTCCCCTCAGCCACAAAAACCTCAGACGAACAAGCTCGCCCTTAGCTACGGATTCTCCTCCCAATACAGAGAGGAGCTTGGTACTCCTATTGTAAATGATGAATGCGCTCAGAGGTTGAAGCACATATTAGACTTCACGGAAAGGATTCATAAAATCCTCTATAACAATATCAAGGCAAACGAAGCCGAGGTTGGGTTGGGTATATTTGACAATGACCTGGGCTTTGAGGATGTCGGTGCGCTTGTAGAGGTAAAGGACACTCCGAAGTTTGATGACTTGGAAGACCTTACCGAAAGTTTGTACCCTATCGTATATGAAGGGAACTACGATAAGGTTCTTCAGAGGGCACAGCGTATAGCGAAGAGTAAGGGTGCAGTCAATTACAAAAGGGGCGGGTTCACCTTTGAGAAGAGGGGCGATATGTATGAAGCGTCAGACCTCTCAAACAACACGCAGGTGAAGATTCAATCTCCCATAGCTATCTCCATGAAGGATGATGAGGTAAAATACACCATCACCGAGAACAACAGCTATATGACGAAGGGGTCTATCAAGGATGAGGTATACGGAGTGATAAGGAAGGTGGTAGATAACCTTGAGTATATGAACACCAATAATATCGCTTGCACGCTTAGCGACATGTATGGTCTTAGCGATGACGTAACGGGAGGATGTGAAGGATTAGTCAAATACATAAAGTCCCTATTTATCGTATATATGACTAACAACGCAACGAATAATAACGAGGGATTTACATTGACAACCACGGATAGTTTGTCTGTGTATTTTAGAATTTTTGAGTATTAGAACTATATTATGGCTTTTATAAATCTATCAAAACTTATATCTGATGGCAATAAGGGTGACGACATCGTTGTTCACCCATCGGAGAATAAATTGCAAGTAACAGATGCTTACGTGCCATTTGGTGAATACATAGATGAGTTCGTCAGGAAATCTGCTGAGGCAATAAGTGAGCATTACTCTCGTGTTCCACGTATCTTATATGAAGATTTGCTTAATGGTACTGACAGCGAGATGTTTAAGATGGCTGAGTCTTTTATCTCTTCTGTTGGCATTGACGGAGACCCTCGCAAAAAGGCTGTATCACTCATGGTAAAGGTCTTTGGATACATCAATATAGACAACTGCATTCGCATTCACTTCTCCGATGAGCGTGAAGTCAATAAGCTGATTATGTTATCAGCCGAGAAGCTCAATCCTAAAGACATCTTTATGTCGGGTGGTCTGACAAGCAAAGATATTTTTGTTAAGCTCATCGTTCCTTATATACGGGAGTATGTAAACGAGAACATTACGTTTACAGAAAAAGACAAGGAGGCTTACGATGCAATGTTCTCAGATAACATAGGCAAAGGAAGTCACGAGACGTGCATGTGTATAGAAGATTTCGGTGTCCCATTGTCGTCTGACGTTAAGGAAGATAGGATTATGTACACATATAGTAAGCCTATGAGAAATGGCTCGGATGTGTCTTTCTTGGGTAAAAGTCTATGCAGGTTCTCGGCTGACAAGGAGTTCTCGTTGAAATATCGCCTGACTGACAAGAACCAATACCCCGATTTCAACGAGTGTGGGTATATGTATTCATTGTCCGAGAGTGCAATGTATGCGATTAGTCCGTTTATTAACAACATAGTCATAAATGATTTCGGTCGCAATGTCGCATCAGAACTCAACTCTATGCCAAATTTCCCTTCGGCAGATGATATTAGACAAGCCTTTGATAGGTTTAATGTCAGTGAAGGGATAGGTGGTGTAATATCATCTCAGTATGTTACTTGTAGTGATGAGTACCTTGAGGATATATACAACAAAATAAAGAATCCATACACTTATATGGTACTCCTTCCTAATAACAGATTATGCCCTGCATTTAGTGTAGATGGAGCAGATGGGGAGGAAGTGAGTCGTAGTTATGCAGGCTTCTCTTCGGACACCATTCCTACCAACGACAAACTTCTTAAGGTCAAGGGTATTGGAGCTATGGATTTAGATGTCATCATAAGCGAGCACATAGCTCCTTATTTCAAGCCTATGGCTGATGGGTACATATTGAAAGAGATGCTGGAGAGGTCTGATGTACTACGACATGCTACGTATAAGTTTAAAGATGACACACCCCTTGGAGTGTTAGACAATATATATGGTCTTGATACGTCAAAGGTAGATGGGTTCTCTCGCTTGCGAGGTGTCGCCTCTGTTTGCATGGTCGCACATTTACAGAACCTTAATTCTGATATAGATATATTTGGTAAAAACCAATATAAACCATACTTGACAAACTCTGATACGATTGACGTTGAGTTTAGGATAAACTCAGGTGTAGTATATTAACACAAGCAAATCCTCAAAGATGCAATTCTTTGGGGATTTGTTTTTTCCATCTGATTGCACTACCTTTGTTGTGTAGAACGACTAACAACAATTCATCTCCGTATGTTAAGAGCATCTGTTATTGCAAAGCTGAAAAGCGATGACTGCGACCTCTACAAGGAAGAGGGTAAGGCACGTGTATCGCATGGCGGTATTATGCCATACTCCTCATTCGTTGGAACGCTCTCTCGCATCCTCGCAGGGCGTATTCGTGAAGCCAATGAAAGGGTGGCTAAAGCCCTCCTTGCAGATTTGAGTAAGGGCTTTGATAGCGACTTATACAAGAAGGCTAAAGGCATTGTTGATTCTTGTTCAAAGAGCTGGTACGCTCCATCTCTTGCATCATCGTCTGACAGCGAGAGGAAGAATATATTAGCCCATATCATGGAGCAGATAGTGATATACACGTCATACGTTAATTGTTTCATCTTGAGGTATACTGATGTTATGTCGGATATAGACCTTAAGCGTAAGGCTGTAGAGAACTCGTTCGATTTCGTTGAAAATGCCCATAACTTTCGTTTCTCCCCGAGACTTATCATTAGTAATGCTATGGACTATATGTGGGATACTATTATCCCTAATGTAGACTTCTCCGTTGAGGATATGTATAGCAGACCAAGTGGTAGCTTGTCTGTAGCATCTGATATTTTTGTTCCAATCGGCAGGGGAGAAGTCGGAGGGCGAGCGATGGTTTACGATAAGCCCGCCTTTAACGATGACGGCTCTATCCAGGTTTGCCCTAAAGGCATGGAGACTTCCTACCATACTGCAAGTAGACTTATGAATGTTAATGTCGGGTTCGATTCAAATGGGAATATGCTTAGGTGTCTTAAACTGCTCATGGAAGCGATTAAACATCTTGCGAAAGAAAAAAACGCCTATATCTATGTTCCGCATTTTAAGTCCGATGTAAGTAAGATAGATAATATGACTTACGAGGAGCTTGTTCGTCTCTTTGATTTGGAGAATGGCATGCAAGGTAGGAATGGTATTTCACGAGAGACCTTGGATTCGCTTGATGGGTATCTTGATTCGTTTAAGGCAAAGGAGCATCTGACAAGGGAGGATTTACTGAAGTATGTCAAGCTCATCCACGAAGGTGATTCCAATGATTACGGATTGTTCTCCATTCCGCTTAGGAATCCATGTATATCTGATTCATTGTATTCATCGGTAACAACTGACAATACTGAAAAGTATCCGTCCTATAAAGTAAGAACAAGTACGCATTTATGGGATGTTGAGACGGAAAAGTGTAGGCTTACTCCTATATACGTTAAAAAGTATTCTTTAGGCTGGTGGAATGTTGCCTATGGGACTATCTTCCGAAGACTCTCGGATAGCATTAAGGTATTCAACCAATCTGACATCAATCAGTTTAGACTTAGGATGGAGGATGGGATAGAAAAGGTGTTAGGTAAAGCTGGAGATTCCAGCCTTGTTGAGCTTCTTGATGACGTTTATGGTTTGAATTTGGGAAACTACAAGAGGTATATGGACTTTATAGGCTTCGCTCTGTTTCAACTGAAGCATCAGTGTAGTGCTATCGGTTCGTATAAACTAAGAGAAAATAACAATGCCCATCTTTTGGGTGCGCACGTCCCTATGGTGTCATATTTTGATTTCAGTTGATAATCGCCTTTCATCAAGCTAAAAGCAACAGCCCTATGGATAAATAACATATCCGTAGGGCTTTCTTTATATCCCTACCTTTATATTATTCACAACAAGCAAATGGAAAGAAACATTCAGTATATCGCTGTGCACTGCACGGCATCGCCTCAGCATTGGGGTGTAGCTGAACTTAATCGTGTCTTCAAGCAGAGAGGGTTCAAGAGACCTGGATACCACTACGTCATCACCAAGGACGGTGTCGTCCATCCTATGGAGGCAGAGGAACGTTATAGCAACGGGGTCAAGGGTTTCAATATGGTCACGATTAACGTGGCTTACGTTGGCGGTATTGACTCCACGGGTAAGGGTGTTGACAACCGCACTCCCGAGCAGAAGGAAGCCCTTAGAGAGCTTCTAAAGAAGCTGAAGGCTAAGTACCCAAAGGCAAAGATTCAAGGTCATAGAGACTTCTCTGAGGATAAGAATGGTAATGGTATCATTGACCCTTGGGAACGTATTAAGGAGTGTCCTTGCTTTGATGCTATCCCTGAATACAAAGACCTTTAAGATTATATTATGGATGCAGAAGTAGCAAAGCTATACAACCTGCTTCACGCACTACGTGGCGAGGTAGAGACTATTAAGAATATAGTAGAGACCTCAGGCTCTGAAAGGGTTAAGGGCGAGGTAGAGCACTTCACCAAGGAGTTTGACAAGCTGAATGATAGGGTGTCTGCCCTTGAGAAGGAAGTGCGTAAGCCTATCTCAGAAAAGGCTTCTGATGTTGCCTACCTCAAGTCGGTCTTCCTTTCTAAAAGCCTTTCTACTATTGGTAGTGGTGTTGCTACGGGTGTCGTCCTTGACGGGGACAGACTTGTCGTCACGTTCGACAAACCTATCACGATGGAAGATGTGAAGGAGTATATTCGTAGCATCGGTGTCACAGATAAGGAGCGTCTTGAGACGGCAATGAATATCCTTAGGAGTGAGATGATGCCACGTAGGATTAGTTACAGCAAGGGTAACGATAGGGCTAATGATGATGAGATTGTAAAGAACATTACGTTAGACGATGGTACGGGAGAGCTGTTCGTTACTTTCGTGCATAAATAATATGATGTGAAAACATATCGGATTTTAAGAGAGTGATGTTGGGGGTCGTGGTGCGGGAGCATAGCGACCCCACTCTCTTTTTAGTAAATAGCTAAGAACAAATTATATATCGATATATACATGAGTGAAGAGAAAAAGGGGCGCAAGCCTATCCCCGTTGTCCTTCTAAGGGACGGGAACAAAAACCCTTACTTCCCTCAAGTTGGGTTTGAAGCAGTTGTAGACCCTATCACCCTCAACCCTATCTTGGGTACGATGGCGAAGGAGGATGCACAGAACTACCTTAACCTTGAGACACTTCTCAGAGAAGTAGGGAATGAACATACGTACCTATCCTCTATCACGACAAAGGATGGTCAGGCTACCATCAAGGTTGGCTCTCTTGACGCTTTCATCGCACCATTCCTCAATGGTATCAGACGTGGTGAAAGGTCTCTCCAACCTTCGGCACAACTCCTTGAAGCATATAGCAGAAGGAACAACGGGCAACTCCCAGGAGCTCCTTCTGACCTGACGACTATCGTCACGGGGCTGTATGCTTCGGAAGATGGTGTTGTTGGGTACAATGAGCTTCCTATTCGTGATATTAGCGGATATGTATCTCTTGATACGATTAAGCAAATTCAGTCAAGCAATATCCTTGACACACGTTTCCTTGCTCTGAAGAATATCTTATCTCGTGGTAAGGTAGGTGGTGCGAAGAACCAAGTCGTCAAGGAGATTTCCGCCAATGAGGCTGGTGAGCTGGTTATCGTTTATGGCGTGTCTGATGCTGAGACGTACCTGCCCGCTGTCAATGGTAAGTTTGACGAGGTCAAGAGAGAGTATTCTTATATTAAGGATTCTATTGACAAGTTCAAGGAAGACCTTAAAAAACATTTTGCTACCGAAGGTAGACCTGCTGAGAATATCTCTTTCCTTGACGACTACCTAAGCCACGATGCTCCTGTCAAGCATTACTCAGGGGATATTGAAGACCCATCAGACCCAACTCTGAGAGGTCGTATCCTTAATGATATTAGGTATATCAAGGAAGGCAACTCTTTCAAGACCCACCTATATTACTCCAATGCACCTGACCTATCTAAGTACGCTCAGAAGGATGGTGCTGAGTTTGCCAAGGTGAACTCAGCCATTCGTGAGGAGAAGGACGAAAGGAAGGCTCAGGGTACTTCTATCAGGGAAGAGGTGGCTCGTCTGTCTACGGAGCTTAGAGAGGCTGATAGCCTTATCTCTGCACGTGTGGATGACCTTGCCGCTAAGACCGCTCCCTTTGATGATGTCGCTACTATCCTTGAGCAGAACGCTAAGATTGAAGGGAAGTACAACGCTCTGAATGCAAACGTCACTTCAACGAAGGAGCAGGTTGCTGAACTTAAGAGCGAGCTGAACACCCTCAAGAACAACGAGAAGCTCAGCGATGATGCTAAGTACGTCCGTGTGGAGAACTTCACTACGGAGGTAAAGGATGCTCTTGACCTTGATGCAAGTGATAATAACGTCATCGTTTCTGTTGTAGCTGACGAGAGCAACGGGACTATCAAGGTTGGTAAGGCTCTTCTTCCTTCATTCAGTGAATATGCCAAGACCTCTCAGGTGAGTGACCTCGTTGGTGATGCTGTGTCCGCTGAGCTTCCTCAGATGAAGGATGAGCTTGCTAAGGAGTTCTACACCAAGGAAGAGGTGGATAGCCTTGTTACGATTAACTCTCTCTCTTCTTCTGTTGAAGTCGTAGGCGAAGCATTGCAAGGAGACCCTTCTGATACTCAGATTGTCAAGAGCGTTTCTGTTAAGAACGACCTTAGTGGTAAGAGGAAGCTCGTTGTGGAATACAAGCAAGATGCTACCGAAGAGAAGATTGCAACCGCTAAGAGTGAGCTTGAAGAGAAGATTAGGACGAACAAGATTGACCTTGAACTCCACGTTAATGGCGTGAAGGTAGAAGGTGAAGGTGAGGAGCGTGAGCAGGGTAAGACCTATATCACCAGCTCTGCACGTCTTCTCAAGAGAGGGGAGAATGGTCTGACCCTTGACATCAAGGAAGAAGCCATTGACCTTTCCGCCCTTATCAATATTGACGAGAAGGTGAATGAAATCAAGACTTCCGTCAAGAGCGAGGTCAAGTCTGAATCGGAAAGTCTTATCAACAGCAAGGTTCAGGAACTCACTTCTACGCTGACGAACAGCTATGAGCAGACTGCAAGCTCTCTGACGAGTTCAATCACCTCTAAGGGTACAGAGCTGTCACGCAAGGTAGAAGAGACGCTCACAGAGGCTAAGAAGACCCTCTCCGAGGAAATCAAGTCAAAGCATTCGTCTGTAACGTCAGATATTGATACTCGCTTCACGAGAGCAACCTCCGACATCAATGCGAAGATTGCCGAACTGAATGAAGCATCAAAGAAGTTCAAGGAAGATGTTGCTTCCGCTATCTCCGAAGTGAACAACGCTCAGCTCCGTGCTAAGAGTGCTATTGACGAGAAGGTCAAGGAACTGACAAGGGCTATCGGTGAGTTTGAGGCTATCAAGAACTCCTACTCTGACCTGCGTCAGCAAGTCACCAATGAGATTGCTACGCTCTCCTCTATGAAGCTGGAGCTGGCAAAGGTCAATGTGGTGTCCGTTGCTTCTGAACTCAAACGAGATAGGAGCTTCACTGAAGTCCTCAAGGGCGAGAAGGGTGATGAAGGTAAGAAGGGTGATGCTCCTATCCTCTTCGTGTCAGGTAGCGGAGACGCTTCTGAGCTTCGTTACAAGTACACTTCCGAAGGGCAGTCCTATCCTATCAATGATGAAGAAGGCTCTAAGTTCTTCCTCAAGAACCTCAAGGGTGCTAAGGGCGACCAAGGTATCCCAGGTGTTAAGGGTAACGATGGTGCTGATGGTGAGAGTGCTTATGAAATTGCAAAGCGTACCAACAGAACAACGGCTACTACCGAAGGTGAATGGATTGCTTCTCTCAAGGGTGAAGCTGGTAAGAACATTCAGCTCATTACCAACGAAGGTCAAGTCAAGTGGAGATACGAAGGCGAGACCGACTACAAGAAGCTCTACGATATTCCTGCCATTGACTCTATCACCCATATCACAAGTGGCGTGAACAAGGGTCGTGTCAAGTTCTCTGTTGCAGGGAAGGAATACCTCGTGGATAACTTCTCCACCGAAGAACTCCGTGGTAAGAGTCCTAAGTTCAGAAAGGGCGAGAACAGCATTCAGTACAGATACTCAGACAATGAAGATTGGACTGACCTCGTCCTCATCCGTGAACTCAAGGGTGATGAAGGTAAGAAGGGTGAAGCACCTATCCTCTTCGTTGAAGGGTCTGATGACCTTGCCGAGCTGATGTACAAGTATGGTTCTGATGGTCAGGCTAACTCTATTCCTAACCCCAATGGCTCTAAGCTGTATATGAACACGCTGAAAGGTCCAAGAGGTACGGATGGTACTGATGGTCACGATGGGAAGGCTGGCGCACGTGGTGTACGATTCTTTTGGTCTAAGGGGGTCTACAAGACCGCTCCATCAGATGTCGTGGCAAGCATCAACCCCAACTTCCTTGAACTCGAAAAGAACCCTGCCGAGAACGAAGTCTTTGCTACGTTCCTCACGAATGGTGTTACCGACAGAACGGAAACGCTCATTGAAGGTGACAACATCTACAACCCCGAAACACTTGACGTGTTCACCCTCAGGTTTGATACCACTAAGAAGAACAGATTTGCTCTCTCTTATGTAACGAACATCAGAGGTCTGCAAGGTGTCAAGGGCGAACCTGGTGCTCCTGGGGCTAAGGGAGACCCTGCCGTTATCCCTGCCAAGATTATGGAACGTCTTCGTAAGATTGCCGAAGGCGAAGGTGACGCAGGTGAAGAAGATGGCTGGGGCGTAGTCGCAGGCTAAATCTAATATACACATTGTGGAAGCGAGGTCTATGTCTGATTACCATGATGTAGACCTCGCTTTTTGTTAGATTACAATATATAAGAAATGGCTCATAAAAGCAGAAAGAAAATCAAGCACAGCCTCTTTCTTGAGCAAGCAACGGCAAGGTTTGAACAAAGCACTGACGCTATTGCTATTCTCCTAAACTACAACCCCACCAAGCCAAGTGAGCTTGTCACTGACGAGGCTCATATTGACCGAGTGAAATACCTCGGTCAGGAGATTGTTGTTGGGGCGAAGGTTAATGGTGTACCCGTCAATCAGGGCGGTGTCATCGTTGATGTCAAGGAAGACCAAGAGAAGGGTAGGCTTGTCTTTGAACGTAGAGTGAGAGACTATATCCACTCGGGTATTGCAACGCACCCATCGTCAGATGCCACTGCGAATGCAAACCCCGTAGGTGGAGATATGTATCTGTGTAGTGTAGACGGGAATTTGTGGAGGCATAACGGAACGGATTGGGGTGTCGCACCTATCGCTAACCTAAGAGGTATCCAAGGTCCACGTGGTGAGCGTGGTGAGCCAGGGTCTTCTGTGAATATCCGTAGTGGTAACTTCCGTAGCTCTACTGACCTTCCTGATGATGCTCACGTAGGTGATGGTTATCTTATCAATGGTGAACTTTGGGTGAAGAGTGATGTTCATACCGAACATAAGGGCTTTATCAATGTAGGGCGTATCCAAGGTCCACGTGGTACTCAGATACACAGAGGTGGCGACATCACGGATACGAATACCTTCATCGGTGTCCTCGTTGGTGACTACTACCTGCATACCAAGGAACACGCTATATATGGACCTTACTCTCAGACGGAGAAGTGGGGCGAAGCTCCTCTTGTCTATCTCTCTCCTAATGTCTCTACTATCATCGGTGGCGATAATGGTGAAAAGGTCTTCCTTGCTAAGTCGTGGGGTACAGACCAACTCAAAGCCGTTAATGAGATTGACCTCAGAGGTCCACGTGGTGAGAAGGGTGAGAGACCTATCATTGAGAGAGAAGGTAATCAGCTTGTATATAAGTACGAGTCGGATGGTGCTAAGGGTGTCATCCTTGGAGACCTTATTGACCTGCAAGGTGTGACCATCAAGTCAGGTAGGGCAGAAGGGAGATTTAGTCCTGATTTTAGAAAGAGGAATGGCGACTACTATATCGCTACTGATGAGGGTGCTATATATGGACCTTACTCCGTTGAAACGAACAGCTGGGGTGAGGCTATCCCTCTTGGTGCTATCAAGTCTATCAAGTTCAACGGGAAGGCTCTGCCTATCTCGGAGGATGGTCAGGTAGAGATAACCCTGCCTCCTATCACGATGGACGAGACGTTTGATGTAGGGTCAAACAACGCTCTGCCTAACAGCGTCATCACGACTAAGTTTGAATCTATCAAGAAGAACCTCGTGTCAGGGATGGAAGCCGTTGTTTCGGAAGACGAGACGAAGGTCACTCTCTCTCTTAATATGCTTGATGGCGACCCTATCTCGGTAGATATTCCCGCTGGTAAAGGCGGTGGTGGTGGCGGTGACGCAGGGTCAAAGATTATCCTGACGACCGCAGTACCTGAGGAGAACGTTAAGATGGGTGATAGCGCTATGATGACCTATACCTATAACAACGTAACTAACGATGGTGCTCAAGCCCCAACAGGTATCAAGGCTGATATTAGACTGACTATCAACAGAGGTGTCGTAGAGCTTTACCATAAGGAGTTCACGAGCGTGTCAAGTGGTACGTATAATATAGACCTCTCTCCATATACAGATAAGGATGGTCTTATTGAAGTGAAGCTCCTTGCTACGTGTACGACAGCCGAAGGGACTATCCAAAAGAAGCAGGCGTACGCTAAGCTCGCTGTGCATAACCTCGTCCTTTCTACTACATACGACTTGTACTCAGGTATCAGAGGGTTTGAGCCTAATACAATGATGACCATTCCCTTCGCTATCCGTGGCGCAGGGAACAAGACTATCACGCTGTATGTAGATGGTATTGAGAAGACGAATGTATCTGTCACGAAGGCAGGTCTAACGAACTCATCCTTCTCCTTCCTTCTTGATACCAACTACAGCAAGGGTCATCATAACGCTCAGCTGGTAGCAGAGTCTTCTATCGGTGGTGCGAACATCAAGAGTGAATCAATCTACTTTGACTTCTATGTAGGCACGAGTGACAAGCAACCTCAGGTTGGTGTCCTCTTCTCCCGTAAGGATGGTAGGGTAGATACGAGTGCTAACAACGTCAAGGCGATGATGGTTGGTGAGCAGTTCAGTGAACTCTCCTTTGAGTATGCTGTATATGACGCACTCAACTCTTCTGCTCCTACTACGATTAAGATTGGAGACCAAACGCCAAGCACTCTGAGCGTCACGAGAAGCACGAAGATTTACAGAACGACCTTCGCTACCAATGGCGAGATACCTATCGTTGTAGACTGCCGTGGTGTCTCTCAGACGATTACCGCAGATATAAAGAAGGGTGCTGTGGATATTTCCGATACCACAGAAGGTCTCTCCCTTAACCTCTCCGCTATCGGTAGAACATCTGCCGAGAAGGAGAAGGCTACGTGGAAGTACAAGAAGATTGTAACGAAGTTCTCGCCTAACTTTGATTGGCTCTCAGGTGGTTGGAGAGATGGCTACCTGCATATCACCAATGGCGGTAGTATTGAAATCCCATACAAGATGTTTAAGGAAGACGCTACCAACACGGGTTGCACCCTTGAGCTGGAGTTCTTCACTTCAAACATCAATGACAACAACGCTCCTATCATCTCTTGTCTTGATGGCAATGTAGGGTTTAAGGCTACGGCACAGAAGGCTGAGATTAGGACGGCATCTAACGTAGAGGTATCTACCAACTACGCTGGTGGTCAGTCCTACCGAATGACGTTCGTCATCAACAGCAAGAGTGGCAACAGACTTCTTGAGCTTTATATCAATGGTATCCGTAGTGGTGCTGTGAGATACGGCAATGGCGATAGCATCCTTCACCAAACGCCTAAGGGTATCACTATATCTTCTGAAGGTGCTGACGTAGCTATCCGTAATATCCGTGTCTACGAGAAGGCTCTCAACGATGACGAAGTCCTTTCCAACTACATCTACACAAGACCTACGGCTAACGAGATTATCACGCTGTACCATAGCAATGACGTGCTTACCGACTCAGGTGATGTGTCTATTGAAAAGCTCCGTGCTAAGGGTAAGAGTGTACTGCGTTTCGTAGGTGATGTGAAGAAGGTTATTGAGACGAACAACAAGAAGTTTGAAGTACCTATTGATGTGTACTTCTACTCTGCCTATGGTAAGCAATACGACTTCGTCTTGAAGCAGGGTGGTCTGCGTATCCAAGGTACGTCTTCTACTACCTATCCAAGAAAGAACTATCGTATCTACTTTGACAGAAAGAAGAAGTATGGTACGACTTTGACAGTAGGTGGTGTAGAGCAGAAGGAACTCAAATACTCCTTCAAGCCCAATGCTATTCCCGTACCACTATATACACTCAAGGCGGACTTCGCTGAATCCTCTTCAACGCACAACTCAGGTGTGGCTATCATCATCAACGAGATTTGGAAGCGTGCTGGGATGCTCACGCCGCCTCAGAAGACTAATCCCAATGTTCGTATTGGTGTAGACGGCTTCCCTATGGATGCGTTCTTCGCTTCTACCAATGAAGAAGAGAATACCTACCTCGGTAAGTATAACTTCAACAACGACAAGAGCCAAGCTGATGAGGTCTTCGGGTTCAGTGGTGACGACTGCGTCTGTATTGAGTTCCTGAACAACTCCCATCCTCTTGACCTCTTCCAAACGGCAGATATGACGAAGTTCAAGGATGGTCTTGAGTTCCGTTTCCCTGACCAAAAGTGGGAAGAGGCTTCGGAGAAGAATAAGAATGCTGTTAAGCGTCTTTGGGAATGGATTGTCTCTTGTAAGAACAACCCAACGAAGTTCAAGGCGGAAGTGAAAGACTACTTCAGCGTCAAGTCCCTCTGTTCTTGGTATGCTATGACTGACTACTTCATCATGGTAGACCAAAGAGCGAAGAATATGATGTTCGCTACGTGGGATGGTCTGAAGTGGTATCTTATCCCTTACGATAACGATACTATCCTTGGTGTCCGTAACGATGGTAAGGTCGTATATGACTACGACATTGACGAGGAGACGATGGACGCTCAGATTGGTTCGCACGCCTTCGCTGGTCACGATAGCGTCCTTTGGGATTTGGTTCGTAAGGGTCTGAAGAATGAGATTGCAGAAGCCGCTCAGAGTATCCGTTCTGTGATGAGTAACGAGTATGTCCTTGATGTACTCAACAAGCAGTTCATGGGCAATTGGTCTGAACGTATCTACAACAAGGATGGTGAATACAAGTATATCAAGCCTCTGAATGAGCTTGGTGTGGACTACCTCTACTCCCTGCAAGGTGCTCGTCTTGCCCACAGAAGCTATATCATTGAAAACAGATTTAGACTTCTTGATGCTAAGTACCTCGCTGGTACGTATCGTGCAGACAACCTGCGTATCTACTTAGCGCATAAGTTCAGCAAGGACAACAAGAGTATCCGTATCAAGAGTAACGACAAGTTCTACTTCGGCTATGGTTACACGAGTGGTGCGCCAAAGCAGAGTGGTGTCTATGCGAGTGGTGCTGGTGAGGTCGTATCGCTGACGTTCAACACTGACCTTATCGTCAATGACCCTCAGTACGTATATGGTGCATCCCGCTTTATGGAGGTGGATATGAAGGAAATCTCTCCATACCTTATCGGTACGATTAACTTCAATAACTGCACCAATATCCGTAAGATTGATATGCGTACCCAAGGCGGTAATGACAAGATTACGAGTATCACTACGGAGAAGTGCTCTCAGCTTGAAGAGATTGACGTATATGGTATCAGTGGACCTTCGTTCACCAGCCTTGACCTCTCTCAGAATGCTAAGATTAAGAAGGTCAATGCCCATAGGACGAGTATCACGAGTATGAACTTCTGCGAGGGTGCTATCGTAGAGCAGATTTATATCCCTGCAAGTATGAAGACCTTGAAGCTCGTGGCTCTTTCTAAAATCACCAAGGAGGGTCTTATCTTTGAAGACAAGAACTCCATCACCAACCTTTGGATTGAGGACTGCCCCAACCTTGATTGGGAAGAGATTTTAGAGATGCTCCCTAACGTTAAGTTCCTTCGTGCTAATGGTGTTAGAAAGAGAGAAAGCCCTGAGTACCTTAACAAGTTCAATAATATGGGTGGTATCTCTTCTACGGGTGCGCTTATCAATGAGAGCTGTTCTCTTGTCGGTGAGTTCCAAATCCGTGGTAAGTACCTTGATGACGAAGAGTATAGCAGACTAACGGCTAAGTTCCCTGAGCTTTCTATCAGACAGCCTGAATACAGCGTATATGGCTGGGTAAGTAAAATCAAGAGACAAGGTCGTGAAGACTTCTCAGATGTTATCACTACCGAACGTTGGATTAACTATGACAACGGGACGGGCTATGGTACGAGAAAGGCATACGAGGCGAGTGGTCACGTCAAGAAGATTTGGGATACCCGTATGGCTTATATGGGTAAGGAAGAAGAGCGTGGTACGATGTGGGTATACCCCGTACATAGGAACAACTTCACCAAGTACCTTGATAATGATAACATAGAGAACGCAACCCCCGTAGACCTGAAGGATTGGACGAATGGAAACCTTTGGATTAAAGAACCTGCATATTGGTACAAGGGCGTACACGATTGGGAAACGGGTAATGACTACTTAGATGCCAGCTGTACCCGAATGTAAGGTATATGACTACAAGGCTATCAAGGAAGAGCTACAACCCGTCATACAGCACTATATACAATTCCTCTCTACGTGGAATGCTGATGGCAGTGTAGGTATAGAGAAGTGCATCTATAAGTATAGGCAGGACGCTGACGTTACGTCCAATGAATACACCAAGCACAGAGGTGCACTTGCCCTTTCGTATATAAAGATACCTTGCAGTGGTTACAAGAGAATTAAGATGCCACTTAATAACATTGGTCTCGATGGAAGAGATACAACGGACTTCACTGATTTGAAGAGGTTCAATGCAAATGCGTTTTCAGGTTCTGAAATTAGAATGAATGCGCCATTCCAAAACAGATTCGTTTACGAACTTCCAATCAGACAAGCCGCTGTATTCGTGAATAGCGATGACAAGGTTATCAAGGCAGTGCAACTTGAACCCGAAAAATACCCTTCTTGCTATAAAGACCTTTGCGTTGCAATTCCTGAAGGTGCAGTGTATTGTTACACGTCTGTTTACACAAGGGCAATAGATGAGCTTACTAATATCGTACTATCTAACAGTGACGCTCCTGAGGATTGGGAGAGCGAATGGTGTAGAGTTGACGAACGATGGATAGCACATCTCCCGCTACACGTAGAGGAGGGTACTCGTACCATTATGTATTCCGCTTCACTAAACGAGAAGAACATCAAGAATGAACCTGCAAACAATTCGTCTTACCGATTTGCGGAGGTCAATTCTTATTACGACAACGTGACATACGAGGAGTATAAGGACGTTCTTATGATGATGTACGCATATAATGGTACATTCTCGTTAAGGAATAAGTATGGTATGCCTGAAGCGCAATACTTCACAGGTAGAGAGAACTCAATGAAGTGGAAAACTACACCTGAGAAGGGATTCATTGGCTCTACAAGTAAAAATAAGGATGGCGTACAACAAGATTTCCATTCTTATTATGTGTACCCTGACAATAGCGGTCAGGAGGATAGACCTATAGGTAACTATGGTGGATACGGATGGCTAAGTCCAAATATGCCAAACATACTTTCTAATCAATACAAGAGTTCTTCAAGTATGAGTAATACGAAGGGTTATGGCATTATTGCGTCAACAGACTCCACGTTGTCCAAGGCAATGGCTGATAAAAATTATTCAGACACTATATTATTAGGAAATGGTCTAAATGTATACTCTTATCTTGGTAACTTGAGGTATTTTGAAAGCAGAAATAGCGCATCGAGCCAAATGTCAAATCTTGAGCCTTATAGTGATGTTGGGTACAGAACCATATATGCCAATGGTCATTGGGGTAGCTATGTTGATAACAAGGGATTTCAGCCTGAAAATTCTGTAATCTCAAGTGCTATTAATATAGTTGGAGGACGTTTCCTTGATATTCTTCCACGAAGTGTGGACCAAAGTATAAACCCAAGTACAAACGGAGTGTCATCTATCTTTTACAACAGAGGTATTCCATATTATAGCACTACTACGATGTTCTTGTCATTCATGTCAAATTCAGGGTTCAACTCTTCATGGAGTTGGTCTTATATGACTTTTGGTGTCATGACTCATAACGATGATAGAAACTCAATGGAGAGAATGTACGTCCCTATCTTCAAGGGACGTATTGAGTACGCCACTTCGCTAAGTCAGTTTACCTCTAAAGAACAATACAGATTTATTAAAGATGAGAACTATTCAAACTTTAGTTGGTAATCCTTATACCTCGGATGGGAAGCTATACTACCTACAAGACCCTATAGCTGACCAATGGGTTCTACGCACGGGCGTAGAACTCAACGAGGATGGGGAGACCTACACCTACTCTGAAGTGGTGCTGAATGGCAAACCCACCTTCTCAGATGTCGTTACGCATGTCACTGACCCATTCTATGAGGAGATGGAACACGAGATTGAGTATGGTCTTGTATATACCACCTTGGATAGCAACAAGGTGAAGCGTGTCATTAGACTGACCGATGGTAATATCCTTGAATGGGGGATGGGCTATCTAATGGCAAAAACCTCGGATGGAAGTTCCTTACCTCAGAGTATCTTCATAGGTAAGGACGCTACGGACGAGTATCTCTATACCTTCACTACGATGCGTCAGATGACGCACTTCTCACTGACTTGCTCAAGGCATATATCTAATGCTAAGACAAGGTATTGGGAAAGGCGACAGCGTGTTGATTGGAAGGCTTATGACCTCCCCGAGCTGGAAGGCTATGAGGAGGAAGTGCCCGAAGATATACGTGCAGTTGTAGAGAGTCAAGAGTAATGTAATCTAATAGAAGAAGAGGGGAGGCAGTTTACTGCTTCCCCTCTCTTGTTGTTGATGTATTGACTACGACCTACCTCTTGTAGTACTCATCGTAGTTGTCAATGAGAGTTCTGAGAACTCTCTTTCCGTAGTTCCTATCACCAATTAGACACTCGTAGATAACGCTGTACTCAAGCTCATCGATGTTATTGTCCTTAGCGTAGCGGTTCAGCTCCTCAATGAAGAAGGAGCGTGTTAAGTTACAAGGTAATGTCCAATAGCACTGAAGGTTATTCCTGAGCTTTAGGTAGTGGTAAGCCTTCTCAAGGTCTTCCTTCCCGTTCTTCTTGTAGTGACGTGTGATGTATTTGACGAGGTTGCCCTCAATCATTAGAAGCTGAAATCTTGTGATGAACTCAATC